GGCTCCTCGTCCCATCTGAGTTGCCGGATGGTCGGCATCGACGAACGCTTCACGGGAGAGCCTCCCATGCACACGACTCGGCCCGGCGTCCGCACCGCACACAAGCATGGTCGGATGCCGGGCCGAGGATCGTGGTGTTGCTCACTCCTCGATCGCCTCGTCCATCGACGTCTGGCCTTCTGCCTCGTCCAGCATCCGCCTGTGCTCCTTGTTGATCCGCTTCTCGGTCACCTTGTCGGCCTCCATCGTGAAGTCGATGGCGATCGAGTGGACCCGCTTCATCACGCCGAACTGGTTCTGCTTGTGGGCCACCCCGGTGACGCGGCCCTTCACGATCTGGGTGACCTCGTCGCCCACGTGCAGGACCATGTCCGAGTCGTCGACCGATCCGGAGTAGGCGAGGCTTCCGGCCTCGACGGTCTTGCCCTCAAACCGGGGCAGTTTCTGCGCCATCCTTTTCTCCTGTCCTCGACGGCACCTGCAATCTACATCAGTTCTCGGTCGTTCGGTGCGAGCATCCGCTCCAACTGTTGAATCAGTTCCGCCTTCCGTCTCTTGTCCGGCGTCACCGTCAAGGTGCGTTGGCCCCTGCGGACTTCCACGCCCGGGACGACCTCGCCGGTGTCACGGTCGACCAGCCGGTCGCCTGCGACCTTGAACACGTCGAGGTAGCCGGGGTCGACGTACCACGTCTCCTCGACCGTGACCGCACCCGCCAGCGTGACCGCTGCGGAGGCCACCTCGCCCGGGTCGTCGCCGGCAGCAGCAAACCGGGCGAGGAACGTCAGCAGGTGGGCCGAGTCGACGGTCGCGACATCACGTCTGTCCACGGCGCCGTTCTCGAGCGCCGGCTCCCACTCGTCCGGGTCGTGGCCGTGGCGTGCGACGATCCAGCGTCCGAGGGCCTCATGGTCGGTGACGACGGGTTTCGGTGGCGGGTCGGTCCGCAGGGCGCGTCCCACCCCGGCGACAGGCACGTTGAATGCGCCGCCGGTGGCCTTCTCGATCTCGTCTGCCTTGACGTTGAGCCAGTCACGGACCGGCTGCTCGACGTCGACGAGCCACGCCTTCATCGCGGCGATATGCGCCACGCGGTCCACCGCGTCGGCGACATCGGCCGGGAGTCCGGCAAGGCGGCCGATCGGTTCGAGGGCCGTCAACGTTCGACCCCCATGTCATCATCATGCCGCTCTGGGCTGCTGCCGTTGGTGCGCCAGCGAAACGACTTTGCCGGCCCGAACGACGACAGCCGCACTGCGGCGACCGTCTGGGCGTCGTGCGGAATGGTGGCGTGGCAGCCGAGCCGGTGGTCGATCTTGCCGACCCATCCCGACGGCGGGTGTCCTGCACGCCTCCACGCCTCGACGGCATCGGCCGCTTCCTCGTGGCTGAGCGCCGTCTCCGAGAGGACTGCGAACAGTCGGACGGCATCGACGTCGACGGCCGACCATCCGCGCGGGTTCCCCGGCCCCGGGCTCGGTTCTCCAGTCGTCGACCTGACCCATCCTCGAGTCGTCCAGTGGTTCAACTGCCGATAGCTGATGCCGACCTCTCGGCAGACCTCGGTGGAGGTCCTCATGCTGCCTTCCTTTCGTCGTGGCGTCTGACAGCCGACATGACCGTCGTGTGGTCGCGGCAGTCGAACAGTTCTCCGACCTGCGGGTAGGACAGGCGCGTTTCCCGGTAGACCCGGGCCATCGCCTCGGCACGGACGGCCGACGTCGATCTGCCGTCGCGGCCGCGAACCCGGGACGGTGTCGTGTCGTGCCGTTGCGCTACGTCCCGGATGATCTGTCGTGCCAACTTCCAGTCGTCGTCCGTCGCATACTCGCGAGCCGCAGCGACAGGTCGGGGCGGCCGGAGGCGGCGCTGCTCGAACCGTTCCCACTCGTGTTCGTAGGTCGTCTTCCCCGCCCGGATGCGTTGCCGCTGCCGTGCCGACAGTCCTCCGCGCATCCCGGACTGTGGCCCCTCGAGCATGGCCGCGTCGAAGCAACCTCGGACGATCGGGCATCCCCGGCAGATCTCGCGGAGGACGTCGACGTCCGACGATGACGTCGGGAACCATCGGTCCGAATCCTGATCGTCAGCGCAGGCGGCGTCCGCCCAGTTCACGTCGGTCACAGCAGCACCGTCTCAACCTCGACGTCGAATCCGATCCGTTCCTTCGTGTCCGGCGTGAACCGGACCTGCGACACCCGGCCGACCATCCCGGTCGGTGGCATCATCATCCGTGCCGCGAGCGTCCGGCTGATGTAGCCGGCCTGCCGGTCCATGAGGAGCAGCCGGTCCTCGTCGTGGACGAACCCGAACTTTCCGAGGTCATCGTCGGCCGAGAACACGACCGGATGGCGGAGCGCCCCGGCCGGTGCCGTGTAGACGGCGACAGCGAACGGATCATGGGGGTTGTCGGGTTCGGGGACCAGCAGGACCGGGTCACCCTCGGAGGTCTGCGCTACGACGTGGGTCCGCTGGCCTGCCACCTGCCCGACGACGGCTATCGCCATCCGCACGATCTTCCTTTCAACAACTACATGAGATTAGTGGCTGGGTTGGGTGGTCGTCAATCAGTGGAAGCGCTCCTGCACCCCGACCTCGACGAGGAACTGGGCCCGAGCCAACTCCTCGTCGAGCAGGTAGGTCCCGCGCTGGACGTGCAGCGCGGAGACGTGAGGGCGGATCATGCCGGGCTTGACCCACTGGCCGGCGACGTCGCGGCCGTGCGCTTCCCGGGCGGCAGTGATCGACTCGGAGCCGCGCATGTGGACCGGCTCGGCGTAGTAGTGCTCTGCGCCCTGATGCATCTGCGACCATGACCTGAACCATCTGAACGCGACGTCGTCCTGCCGGTGAGGGGCCGTCATGCCCGGGCCCGCCGGCGATCCTCGCCCGTCATCTTGATCTTGATGGCGTCGCGGCACAGGCGCGACCACACCCGCAGTCCGAGGTGCCGCTCGAGCCCGACCGGGTCGAGGTTGGTGGTGATGATCGTCGGCTTCATCTGGACGTGCCGTTCGTTGACCAGCCAGTCGAGGGTCTCGTCGGTCCAGTCGGACGGCTTCTCGACGCCGAGGTCGTCGATGCACAGCACGTGGATGCGGTCCGGCCTGAACGGCAGCGGTTCCCCGGACGGGCGCAGCGACGCGAACAGGTTGACGGCGGTGACCATCCCGACGGTCGCGCCGGCGTTCATCGCCTCGCGGAGCATCGCGACTGCCGTGTAGGTGTTGTGTGTGACGACGAAACCGCGCGTCAGGTAGAGGCCATCCACCGCCTCAACCGAGATACAGACGCTGTCCTCGTCGTCGACCCGATCGATGCTTCTGATGTGACGGGCGACCGGATACTTGGTGGGGCCCACCCACGCCTCGGCCTTCCGGGCGAGCCTAAACGGCTGATCGTCCAGTTTGACGTTTACACGCCACGACATGCGGCCATCTCGCTTGACCCCGTCAGGGCCCGGGTACTTCGTGACACGCCCTGCCCGCGACCGCACAACCCCCCCGAGAGACTGGGTCAACTCTTGGACCGCGAACGCCAGATCGGCCGACGTGCTGGTGAACTCGACACCCCCGGCGCGGCTGGCGTGCCCGTCGGTGTCCAGCAAACCAGCGAGGAGATCTCGCCGCTGGTCTGGTGCTGCGTGGAGGTAAGGCTCTGGCACGAACTTCTCGTGGGATAGTTTCCCAGCGAGCCCCATGGCTACAAGTGCGGCCTCCCACACGTTCGTGTTGAGAACACCAATGCCATCACTCGGATGCGACGTGCGAGACCCTTCGACACCCAGTCTCCCGAGGATCTCCTCATCGGTGGTGAGGCCCACATATCCCCTCTCGGTGATATGGCCGTCGCCGAGGATGACACCCAGCGTGTAGGGGTCGACCGGCAGATGGCCTTGTGGTTCGTACACGACCGGCTTCGTCAGCGGGATAGAGAACTTCGCGCGTGACGTCCGCCCCACGTTTAAGCCGCGTCGGCGAATCGCGTCCGTCGTAAACGTGGCGAACTTGCGGACATGAGGCCGTACCCCGTGCGGTCCGGGCCCGCGTCCCCAGTAAGTAACCGACCAGAGATGCTCGGGGCCGCACCGTGTCCAACTCCCGTCAGAGAACTCGACACGCCACACCTCCCGGGTCTGCTGCGGATGCACGGACCGGACCTTGGTGGCGAGCCCATCGGCGCCGATCACGGAATCGCCGGGCGCAAGATCCCCGATCGGTCGCCAGCCCGACGGGGTGAGAACAGGCTCGCTGACCGGCTGCTGCTTGCCGGAGCCGGTAGGGCCCACGATGAGGACGTTGGCGTTCATGGCGCCGTCGACCCACCGGCGGATGGCGTCGGAGGCCACCCCGTCGATGCTGTCCCAACTCGCGTCGGCGTAGAGCGAGCCGACGATCGCCCGCCACTTGCGGGCGGCGATGTCCATGATCTCGGCTACAAGGCCCTGCACGTCGTCGCTCACCAGTATCCCGATGGTTCGGACCGATCCCAGTCAGGGACCGACGGCCTCCCACCTGATCGTACCTGACTGCTTGACTTTGCTCCCGAGAACTTGACGGAGTTCCTGAGCCAGTTGCGCCATGTGGCCTGCCAATCCCGCTTGACTCCCTTCGCCCCCGACACCCCAAGCCAGTAGTCGATGAACTTCTCCAACTCCGTCTGCACGTAGCCATCCGACAGCCCGTGCTTCTTGATGAGTTCCGTCTCGGGTGAAGGCTTGAAGTCCGGGTCGACCCGTGAACCACGCCCGCCCGACTTCTCTCTCTCTTTCGGTTCTACTGACGGTTCCCCGGCAACTGTGTCGGGTTGGTCCGGGAGCCAGTGTCGGGTTGGTCCGGCGTCAGTGTCGGGTTGGTCGGACCACCCCGAACCTGTGGCCGGTTGGTCCTCGGGGACATACGGGCGGCACCTTGGGCGCGCTTTTACCGCCGATGCAACAATGGTCGTGAGGTCCGAGGTGCGGCCCCTGCCACTAGACCGCATTCGTGGCTGCCGCCGGATCAGGCCGTCTTCCTCAAGTTCAGCGAGGGTGCGCTGAATGGTGCGCTCGCTGTATTCAGTCTCGCAGGCGATGGTGGTCTGTCCGACGAAGGTGGATGCCGTGTCGCCATCGGCGTGCTGCGCAAGGCACATCATCACGGCCTTCTTCGCCGAGGATCCGAACTGATGGGCCGCTACGAGGGCGATCACCGATGCTGCCATCCTCCACAAACTCCCGCTGCACCGTGCGATAGGGAGGGGGAAGGGGCTAGCCTGTCTGCTAGCGCCGCGCCCTAACGCGGACTTCGCGAACCCTCGCCCGGAAACGGCGGGGGTTCGCTCTTTGGCAAGCCTAGCCAGATCGTAGGGCCGACGTCAAACCCTACCTGCCCCGTAGCCGCACTGAGACGCCGTCTACGGGCCGTTCGGGCGTCACCCGTACCTCCGTGGGGTAGGGGGGGTGCGCGCCTCTCAGGCGATCTGAGGGCCGAGTGCGAAACCCTACGAGAACAGACAGGGTCATGCACTCGGCAGCCGGGCACGGACCGTGTCCAGCCACCCAGCCAACTGGCCGGTCGTCAACTCCTCGATCGCGCCCGTGTCGAACCCGGCCTTGCGCCAGTCGTCAGCCAGCACGTCACGCAGCCGCTGGTCGATCATCGGCCGCAACTGCGCCCACTCGGCCAGCAGCCCGACACGCCCGTCATCACGGTCCGCGCCGGCGACCAGCTCGACGTCAGCGGCGGGCGCCTCGATCTGGCGTGGCCCGGCCGTCAGCGCCGCCAGCGACAGGGCCGGGATCAGGGTCATGTCGGTGACCGCCCGCACCTGCCCGCTTCGGTCCCGGGTGTCACGGTCCTTCATCCCGAGGATGCAGGGCACCATCCCCAACGCCCCCGACAGCGACTGCATCGTCCCCTTGACGTTGGCGGCGGTGCCCCATCCGGTCGAACGGACCTCCCATGTCGCGACGCGGTCGAGGTCGAGGTCGAGCAGGACCGGCAGGACGGTGGTGGGAGAACACGCCCGCTCGGGTTGGTCTGCGCACAGGCACGGCCCCGTCTCGCGGTTGCCTGCGACCATCGACATCGTCACGCCGTCACAGCGACGTTCGCACGAGCCCGCCCGCCACAGTTCCAGGTGCTGCCGGAACCCCGACATCATCACCCACACGCGGAACTCACGGACTGCGGTGACAACGTCGTAGGCCCACGTCGGAGAGTCCTCGAGGACGGCGCCGCCGAACTCGGCCACGGCCGCCGCCGCCGCATCTGCGTCGTTGGTGTGCAGCACCAGCGTCTTGGCCCGGTTGGGCTGGCTGTATTCGCTGCCCTTCTGGGAGGTGGCGGCCTTCCCATACCCGGTCGAGATCGTCCCGATGCGCGGCAGACGCCCCGGCAGCACGGTGTCAGCGATCATGCCGGCTTCCTTCCGTCCCCAGAGTCTACCGCAACTACAGGGGTTTCCGCCGGTGTCTGAGAAGCCGTTCGAGGCGGAACGCAACCTCCGCAACCGCCACGCCGACAAGCGCCCCCGCCGCCATCCCTGCCGCCACGAACATGAACGTTCTCACGCCGGGACGTCATCGCCGATGAGGGAAGGCAGCAGGCGCAGACGGCCGACAAACACCCGGCCGACCGTGGCCTGCACGTCGTCCAGTTTGACCTTGATCTCCATCGGGTAGGAGCGCGACGGCCACGTGTCGGTGACGGAAGCCGAAACGGTCGCGGTCACGATGTTGTCGACCACCACGACCTGAGGGTCATCCGAATCGACATCGAGCACGTCCCCGATGACAATGCGTGCCGCGTCGATCGCGCTGCCCGACGGGATACCCGAGACGGTGCAGGTCAACACCAGCGTGTCCCCTCGAGCAAGCGTGACATCAGACACCGCAGTCGACCTCCCCGTGGAGCGCGACAGGTCCGACAGCACCAGTGACTGCGATGCCACCCAGCACCCCGGACAGCCTCGAAGCCGTCAGGCCCCCGACCCTCACGGTGACCGAGGCGGCTCCGGCAACCCCCGCCGACGCGACAGTCCCGGACACCTCGCGTGTCGGGCCAATGGTGGCATCGACAAAGTCACCGACGAGGACCACCTGATTCACCGAGCCCACGACGTCACTTCAACGCGATCGTGTGGCTGCCCTGCTGTACCCAGCGGGCATCACCCTGCGCCAGCGTGACACCGCCCGTGTCGGAACGAGCGTCCTTGCACATGGCCATGAAGGCGTGCTCGGTGTTGGCCCCCCAGACTCCGTCCTCGGCGAGCACCTTGCCGTCGGCACCCTTGAACCCGGCCGCGTTGAGCGCCCGCTGAATGCCCTCGATCAGTTCCATGTCGTCTCCTCCTTGACCGGGCTCGGCAGGTCCGAGCACAGCGATCAGCGTCGCCATCGTCAGGTTGTCGGCACCGGCCACGGTGAAGCCGGCGTGGATGTGGTCCTTGTGATCGTGGTCGCCGGTGTACGGCCGACCGTCCGGGGACACCTGGCTGTAGATCGTTTCATCGTAGATCAGGTTCGACAGGCCCAGTCGGCGGCCGTGCGGGCCAAGCAGCTCGACGATCGGGTCGCCGAGGTCGGCGCGTGCGTCGCCGTTCGACTTGGTCGGAATCCTGATGTCCACCGCCCGGCACTCGGCGTGCTCACTGGGTGGTCGGCATGAGCACACTCCAAGACTGGACGTGTACGGGAACCGGCGCATGGTGTAGGCCAGCAGGTTCTTCGGCCCCGGTCGCGCCGTGCCGGTGCAGGTCCGGCCAGCCGTGTACGCGCCCCAGCTGTAGGCGCTCACTGCAACTCCTCCTCGGGGACGACCTCTCCCGGATCGTCGAACAGCGCGTCGACGTCGATGTCCTCGACCGCACCGTCCTCGTCAGACGCGTTCTCGGTCCCGGGAGCGTCGAGGTCAGGCCACTCCCCGCGCTCGTACAGGACAAGCGGATCGAGGGCCTCACCCTCGGAGTCGGTGACCCGGTCCTCGTCAGTCATGCGTGTCCCCCGATCAAGTAGCCGATGCCGTGACATCTATCCCCAACCAGTCTGCCGCTGTCCGCAGAAGATCCGGGTCATGGTCAAACATGCCGATCCCTGAGTTGTGTCTGCGGCACAGTACGCCACGAAGCCTCCCCGTGTCATGGTCGTGGTCAATGACGAGGTCCGTCGTTGTGGCACAGATCGCGCAGTGCTGCGGCTGCGAGTCACGAAATCCTCTCAACTCTGCGACGGGGATGCCGATTATGCGCGCAAGGTTCTGGAGAGATTGGCAATCCTTGCAAGCCGACTGCCTCCCAGTTCGATTCGAGCCCCGGTGAAATTGATCGAGCGCCTTCGTCTCCCCACATTCGCAGCAGACCCAAAATCCGGGAGGGGCATCCTTATACGCAGTTCGCCGGCGCTTCATGGCTTTCGCTGGTCCGGGGTCTCCCGCCTTGTAAATCCTCTGGTAATGCATGGTGCACCAGCCCCGAGTGCGTGCCGATCTTTCGCACCCATCAGGATGGATGCATTGCCCGTGATTCGTTCCCCTAGTTGATCCGACCGGCCCCAACTCGCCGGTTCTCCGGAGGCGCATGTAATGCATGAGGCACAGCCCTCTGGATTCAACCGTTCTTTTACACCCGTCAGGATGGCTGCATTGCCTGACATCCACAATCAGTTCCTCTGTGTAGGAGCCGATCGTATCCTACAATTGCATCTAAGTGGCGGTGGCCTGCACGTCGATTCCCATAGTCAGACTCCACGTCGCAATCGAGGTCAGGTCTATGGTGAACGGTTCGTCGTACGGGGACGCACCGCCCGAGCCGCCGATGATGTTGGCGACGTCGGTCGCCGCCGAGCCGGTGAGCAGGCCGATCTTGCGGATGGCCCACGATACGTCCGCCTGCGTCCACGTCTGGTCGGCGTGGACGGTCTGGTTGACCCGGCCCGTGTTGGCCGTGGTCTTGATCGAGGTGCCGGTCGCACCGCCGGCCGGGTCAAGCGAGGTGGTCGCCGCCGTGACCGTCTGGTCGTCGGCGGACAGGCCGATGTGGGTGATCCGGTCGGCGACCAGATCGCCGTACGCCGAATCGAGAACCCGCTGCAGCCCTTGATTGACGAACGCGTTGTGCCGCCCCCCGAACACGACAGTCGCCTGATCGAGATCGAGGTCGGGGACAACCAGCGCCACGCCTGCACCATCGAAGTCCTTGAACCGCGAGGCGACCACGAGCGGCTGGCCCGGGGCCGGGTGGGCCACCGACGGCCGGTACGACACGCCGCGGATGATGACCTTGTCGAGATCCTTGCGTGGGATGGTGAGCGCCGCCGCGGTCGCAGCACCACCGATCCGCAGGCCGTCCCGCTTGATCATCGTCAGCGCGCTCATTCCGGCTCCCCCTCGTCGTCGACCGTGACCGAGTCGGTGACGGTGAGCACCTCGTCGCTGTTGGTCAGGGGGATGCCAACGTCGCTGTCGGCCACGACCGCGTTCATGGCCTGCCATCGGGCCAGCGTCAGCGGAGGGATGCCGTCGGGGTCGACTGCGTCGCCCGGTCCGGCGTTGCCGGGGGAGGGGCCACCCCATGCCAACGCTGCATTCGCCTTCACAACCGCCTCCCTTTCTCGCGAACATGATAGGTCATACATCTGCCAGACGAGCGATAAGCAGCGCCGCAACAAGGTGCGGGTGGTAGGTCGCCCACGCCAAGGTCTCCGGCAACGCCTGATCCAGCCACGCAGTGTCAGTCACCTTGATCTTGTCTCGGCAGCAGTAGAGCCCCAGCAGCAGCAGACCGATCTCGTCAGCGTCAGTGGAGTTTGCAAGATGTCCGCGGAGGGTCGTGGCGGCTTGCGGCATCCGCTTCGGGCTGTCACCGAAACCAGTCGACCAGAACACCCGGTGGGCGGCGATGATCGGATGGTCATCGGGCTGCAGGATGGCTGGGTAGTCCTGCCCGTTGAGGGCAGCCAACGTCCACGGCGTCTCGAAGTGTCCAGCCGGCAGGCTCGTGTCAGCCGGTCGAGGAAGCGCAGGTTGGAACAGGTGGGCCTGCGCTGCGATGAGTGGGTCGGAGATCTGCACGATGAGCGGCAGCCCGACCGCCGAGGCAAGCAGGCAGAACTCCGCCTTGGTCGTGTCTCGCCGCTGGTCGAGGTCATTGGCGGCGGCCCACGCGAGCAGGCCTGCGGCGGCGATCATGTGCCCGGAATCCCGTTCGCGAAGATGTCGCACAGCGCGTAGTGGAACTGGGCGGTGGTCGATACGGGCAGCAGACCAGTTCCAGAAAGTACCGACCCGGTTGCACGGAACCGGAGTTGGTTGATCTTGGTCCAGTCGTCGCCGACAGCGCCGGTGATGTTCAGGCTGCTGGTCGACTGGTTCTGTGCAGTCTGCGCGAAGAACGTCGTCCACGATCCTCCATCATCCAGCGAATACTGGTAGTTGATGTTGCACTGCCCGGCGGTCAGTTGTACGCCCGTGGTCGCCACGGTGACGGACCAGTTGAGTTGAACGATGTCGATGTCGGGCAACTCGATCGTGACGTTCGGGCACGACACGACGATGGTCCCGTTGGTCGTGTTCTGCGTACCGCCTGTCCCGAGCGTCCCCGACGAGGTTGCGGACAGGGACGTGAACGTCGACAGGTTCGTGTCGATCAGGTTGTTGGGATTGACCCATCCGCTGTTCGAGACGACCACGTTCGGGAACATACGGGCGTTGTTGAGATCGGCATTGGCGTGAGCGGCGGCGGCGGCCAGCGACTCGGCATACACGAGCCCGACCGCAGCCAACTGGTCGGCGATCGACAACGACTCGGGGATGTCCGAGGTCAGATCCGCGTCGGCCACGTCGGCGACGGTGAACGAGTCCGCCACCTCCAACCCGGACACGTCCCCCATCGCGTCGGCGATCGCCAGCGAGTCATCGGCCGTCGAGGTCGTCTGCGCCAGCGCTCCGGAGATCGCCAGCGCATCATCGGCCGTCGTGGCGAGGTCTGCGATCCGGTCAGCGATGTCGATGCTGTCGCCGAGGTCGACACTGTCCGCGTTGAACTCGTCGGCGAACGCAAGCGTCTCCTCGACGGTGAGCGGCCCGATCACCGGGTCGTCTGTCAGATCGACCGTGTCGGCAAGGTCGGTGTCCAGCGCCGCCATGTCGTCGGGCAGGGCGAACGAGTCGGGCGGGTCGGCGTCGATTGTCCAGTTGCCGTCGGGCTCGTCCGAGATCGCCAGCGAGTCCTGCGCGTCGAAGGTGGACACGACGAGCATGTCGGACAGATCGATCGTGTCGCCCGCGTTGATCTGCCCGTCCCCGAACGCGATCACGTCGCCGAGGTCGATCGTGTCCAGCGCGACGAGTCCGCTGATCGCCGCGAGATCGTCGGTCAGCCCGATCATGTCCTGCGCGTTGAACACCGACACGACCAGCATGTCGGCGAGGTCGATCGTGTCCTCGGTGTTGACCGGCCCCAGTTCGGCCGACAGGGTGTCGTCGAGCGCGAACGAATCCTCGAACGGGATCTGGACGACGCCCCCGCCGGTCGTGATGGTGCGGCGCGAGACGACCGGGAACCAGCGTGGCATCGTCGCCTCCTACAGCCTCGAGGCTCCCTGCACGGCGACGACCGTGCCGGTCGGTGCCCATACGAGCACGTCATTGCCGGTCATGGGCACCGGGATGGGCGTGCCCTGCCCGGCACGGCAGACCCATCCGCGGGTCGCGGTCGGAGCCGACCCGTCGACGGTTGTCCGTGCCCGGTAGTTGGTCGTGTCAGACGGGGACACCGGATCGACATCAACCCACACCAACTGCTGCGGGCCGGTGAACGTGAACGTCAGCACGGCATCCGCGCCGATCTGGTCGACCTCGTACTCGGACAGGTCATAGTCATCCTCGACGTCCACCGGGTCCGCGCGCAACTGGACGTCGGTGAGCGGCTGGGTGTGACCGTCGGGGAACGTCGCCGGAAAGTTGGAGACACCCACCGCACCATCGACCGTGACCGGCTCGTCGACGGCGATGCCGCCCTGCAACTCGGCAAGGACCAACGCCAGCGTCGCCTCGGTTGACAGACCCGTCAACGCGATCCCGACCGCCTGCAGGGTCGCCTCGGTCGCCAGCGGCCCCAACGCAGTCTCGACCGCCGCGAGGGTCGCCTCCGTTGCGAGGCCGGTCAGGTTTGAGACCTCGATGCCCGAGTCGATCAGCGTCTGCAGCCGGGCACGCAGCCCGTACTCGACGACCGGGTCGGACAGGCCGGTTGCAGTGTTCTCGGCGTCGGCGGCGAGCAGCCAGTCGACCAGCGCGAGCGCAGCATCCCGACGTTTGAGTTCTGCCTCGACCGTCGCCACGTCAACCGCCCCGGTACATCAGCCGGATCATCTTCTTGCGGGCAAGCCGTGCCCGCCACGAATCCGCGACGAGGATGATCGTGATGACGTAGATCAGTGCGGCCAGCCACTCGCCGGTCAACACGTCAACCAACTGGAGCAGCGCCATCAGGCCGATGACCGTCAGTACCGCGGCCCGCGACGCCTGCGCCCGGAAGTTGTGCTTGGCCTGTTCCTCCTGCACCGACCCGACAAGACCCTCCTCACGCACGAGATGCAGGTCACGCCGTGCGTCCGCAATGTCGGCCAGCAGCGCCAGCATCCCCACGGCAGGAAGCGCCACCAGACCCCACGTCAGCACCGTCCACATCATCGCTGCTCCCGGATCGTCGCGGCCTGCTGGGCAAGCATCGCGACCCTGCGGCGCAACTCCTCGCCGGTCATGGCGACACGCGGCTTGTGGCGCACCACCCCCGCCTGAATCTTCAACAGCGTCAGCACCTCGTCGACCTGACGGCGGACCTCCTGCGGGGTCGTGTCGTCCTCATGGTCATAGATGGGGACGACCCCGTCACGTTCAGACACCGCCCTCCCTCCTGCCGACGGTTGCGCCCAGCGCGTTGAGGGCTTCCATCGCCGTGTCACGCCAGTAGTCGCGGTCTTCCTTGATGCGGCTGTAGTGGTGGCGTGAGTCCTCACGCAACTCCCGGTGGGTCGAGCCCGGGACGAGGTCGCCGCGGACCAGCATCACCAGCACCAGCAGCATCGTGCCGACGCCGACGCCGCCGCCGACGATCTGAGAGACGGCGGCGAGGTCCATCATGCAGACCTGTCCGGCGCGGTCAACGGCCGAGCGTGTCGTGAACCACCGAGCCGATCGACGCGGCCGAGATGCCGACGACGACCTGCGACCACAGGTTCAGCTCGGCCAGTGCGACACCGCCGGCCTCAACTCCTGCGGCGAAGTCGGTCTGGACGAACAGCGCCACCGCAAGCGCCCCGAACACCCACACGGCGATCTGTGTCACGGCCTTGGCAAGTTCGCCGGCACGCACTTGATGCACGAGGTCGGTGAACTTCATGACGAGGGCTGCGAGCCCGATGGTCGGTACTGCCTCCACGATGGCCTCCCCGGTCAACTGTGGTCGAAACGAGGGTAGGTGGTCGCGACGGACCGCGCGAGGATCAGGCAGGAGGACCCGCAGGGCGTGCCGGATCGGGATGCCGTGGTTGGCCGCCTACGCGCGACAGACCTTCGCGGCGGTGGTGGGTTGTCTCGATCTGCTGGGGTGTGAGGTCTTCGTGAATCCGTTTGGTCTGCGGACTGTCCGCGTCTAGTGACGCGGGACTGTCCGCGTTGACTGGGGCGGCTGTCCGTGGCTGTCCGTCGGAATCTGCGGACAGCGATTCGGCGGGGGTAGGTGCGTGTTCGTGGCCGTTTCTGGAGGCGCCGTCTCGACTGTCCGTGGTCGCTGTCCGGGCCGGCTCTGTTGGGCTGTCCGTGGCGCTGTCCGCGCCGTTTCCGGAGGTCGTCGGGCGGTTTCGACGCTGGCGTATGGCGGCCGCGAGGACTTGGTGAGGGTGGCGGTCACCCAGTCGATGCTGACGCCGAGCTGTTCGAGGGCGGCGATGGCGGCAGCGAACAGGACCGGGACCAGAGCCTTGGCGGAACCGAGGATGGCAGACATACGCGACCTCCAGTCGACGGCAGGGTACGGGATCGGGGACGCCCGGCAGGGAAACCACCAGCGGCTGTCTCATACGAGGCCGTAAAGGCGAAGAACCGACCCGGCATTAAGGTCCTGAAGCGACCCGCCCGACACGTTGGAGCCGAACTGGAGGCGGGAAATCGGGTCGGCGGTGTTGCGCCATGTTCCCGAACATTGTCCGGCCCGACGGTTGGACGTGTAGATGCCCGCATATTCGCTGATGGCGTTGCGGTGTCTGCTGATGTCGGCATATCCGGGGATGAGCAGCCGGACCGAGGCGAACTGTCCGGCCCCTTCGCTGTCGGAAGGGATGGCCGCGATCACTGCGGCCGTGTCGGAGCCGGACGAGTCGTTGAGGGAAGCGTTGCCGGTCCCGGTGCGCATCCACGCATAGTTGGAGCCGGTGTCGAACGAGCCGTCCCCGAACCGGCAGACCCATTGGAGCACCCCACCGGACGTCTGAGCTGCCCGTACGTTCCCTTCAACCATCAGCGTTTCAAAGGTCGAAGGAATGCCGGTGAACTCGATGAGGCCGTCCGAACCCAGCTCGACTTCATCTATGAGCGTCAGCCCGCCTCCGGCGGACGCCCCCAACTGGAGCATGACGGTGATGTCTGCCGTCGTCGGCGTCCATGATCCGTCGGTCGTGACCGTCACCCCGATCTCGTCACACGCCACAACCGCGACCGACCCGGTCCCTGTGTCGCATTCAGTGTTGGTGCCGTCCAGCGCCGCTGTCAGCCCTGACCCGACGCCGTTGACCGTCAACTCGACCGTCAACGTCCCGGCCGTGCGGGCCTCGTTCGACAGGACAGCGATGGCGGTGATGGTGGCGTCGGCCGGGACCGGGAGCGTCTCCCGCGACGTGAACGTGGCGGTGCCGGGACCGCCGCCATCCACATCGGTCAGGTCGGCAAGGAACATCGGCTCGTCGGTCAGCGAGTCGGCCACGTCGTCCAGCAGCCACGGGCCGGTCGGCCCGACCCCGCCGCCGGTCGCGTCGATGGTGACCTGCCCGCCACCGTCGTCAGTCGCTGTCAGGCCAGCCCCAAAGTTGAGGGTCCCGACGTTCGACGCGACTGGCGAGCCATCGTCGTCGACATCAAGTGAGGCGCCGCCTGACGGTGCAAGTGCGGTCCATGCCATGAGCGTCGGATCGAACGTGAGCACATCGAACGGGGCCGGGGTCAGGATCGGGTCGACGTCGAGGAGGAACCGGAGTTCTTCTGGAATCCACATCAGCCTTCGGTTCCTGCGTCGTAGAGTTCTTCGACGTCGGTCGGGGAGAGCGCGTAGTCGTACACCTGACAGTCACACACCTGCCCGTTGAGCGGGTTCTGGGAAACGACCGAGGTCCGGGCCTCGCCGATGGAGAACAGGGCGGAGTCGGCGACGTTGCGGGTTGAGGCGAGCGTCCCCTTCAGGATGCCGTCGACGTACATGCGCATGTCGGCGCCGTCGTAGGTCCCGACGATCAGTCGCGGTATCCCGACCGAGTTGGTCGGGCCGACGCTGCCAGACACGTTGAGGTTGTCGACGGAGATGGTTCCGCCGGAGGAGCGGGCGAACCGCCAGATGTTGCCGGTCTGGACTGTCAGGCCCCATCCGCCCCAGTTGGCATCGAAGAATTGGGTTCCGACCAGATGCTGGTCCGCGCCGGCCGCGTCGAGGTCGACCCAGATCGCGGCCGAAAATGACGGCGTCCCTTCGAAGTCGAAGGCGTTCGTGCCCGATCCGACCCAGTTGGAGTTGATCCCCTGCACCCCAGCGAAGTCGTAGGACCCGTCCCCGCAGCAGAACGACGGCTGCCCGACGGTTACGTTGCTGGCGGCGATCGACAGGTCAAACCCGTTCCCGGACGAGTCGAACGCAGTCGATCCCGACGTCTCGTCGAACTTCCACCATCCAAGCGGATTCTTTCCGGCGACGACGACCTCACACGACGGCACAATCTCACGCAGCGGTTCCTTGCTGGTGATGTTGGCCACCCAGTCGATGCTCTCGCCCGACGCTGATGCGTGCGTGAGCCTGAGCGATCCCATCTGCCCGGCTGCCGCGTCGTACTCAATGTGGTCAGGCCACCAACGGCGTCCTCGGGTCTGTGCGGTGATCGTGTTCGGCCATGCGTCGACCGCCAACCCGTCGAGCAGGAGTTGCCACGTCCCCCCGCCCGGGAAGGCAGCATCGTTGAACGGGTCGTCGTAGGCGCCCCACAGCTCGAGGCCATAGATCGCATCCCACGGATGAATCCACTCGACGGCCGGCGTCACCGGAGGATCGAGCCATGCAACGTCCGCCACAATCGTGTCGAATGGCACGACCTCCCCTCCGGGCCCTACGTGCGAACTACCGGAGAGGCGGAGGCGTGCGCCGATCGGCGGATGACCGATGGTGAGTTCCCCACCACCGGTGGTCGGCTTGCCGGTCAGAGTCGGCGGCGCCGGATAGTGCAGCGTTCCTCCCCCGGCCTGCGGGAACGTGGCGGTTTCCCAGCGGCGGGATTGGCGTGCCCGCCGAACAAGCCGATCAAGGTCGCCAGAGTCGCTCATGATGGCAAGTCCTGCAGCGCGACAGCGAAGATCAGGCCGGTCAGCGCCTCCGGTGAGTCGTCCAGCGCGACGGTGATCCCGACGACACGGTAGACCCGAGCGACGCCGTCCTCGTCGGGTGCGGTGATCAGGTCGTCGATGTCGAAGTCAGCGTACGGCCGCAGGCCTGCGGGTCCCCAGGTCCGCAGCGGCTGACCCCACACTTCGCGGGCATGGTCGGCCAGCGTCCGGGTCGCGAACCCCGACAGGCCCTCGAAGGTCGGTGAGGTCCCGACAGCCACGCCGATCCGTCGAGACCCGTAGGCGTCGAGGCCGGCCTGCTGGGACGCAACTGCGGTGCCCTCCTGCGTCTCGACGAGCAGCGACGTGGCGATCGGGGCCCTGCCGGTTGGGAGCGTTTCGAGGATGCCCCCGGGACGGTTGGCCTCGGTGTAGACCACCGTGCCGGACAGGTCGGTGCCGCGGTTCTGCCAGATGTCGATCTGCAGCAGCGGCGAATGCTGCACCCGCCAGTGCGACTGGTCCAGTTGGGCCAACTGCTGGAGCACGTCGAGCAGGCCGGTGCCGATCCGCACCCCCCACACGTATTCGTTGGCCCACGGCACACCGCCCGAGTCGTTGACAGCGTCGAACCCGAGCGTGACGCCGGGGAGGTCTGGGACGTTGCCGGTGCCGGTCTGCAGCGCCTGCGACTCGTTGACGAGGCATTCGTAGATCGCACCGATCGTCATGCCCGGTGGGGTGGCCCCGAACGAGGTTCCGAGCACCGACCATGACGAGTCGGTGCGTACGACGACGGCGCCGAGGACGACGGACCCGTCATCGTTGATGGTTGCTCGAGCGAGCGTGGCCATGAACCATGACAGTCCCGAGGACGACGACTTGCAGACTCGTGCGGTGATGCAGTGGTCTCCGGCCGGCAGGGTCAGCGTCACATTCTGCGTCTGCTTGGACTGTGCCGGGGATGACTGGCGTGCAACCTCGACCCCGTCGATCCAGATCTCTCCGATCTTGGAGAGGTTGTAGAACAGCACCAGATCCTGTTCGGTCGTGGTCGTGAACGACTTGTAGAAGTAGCAGCAGCCTGCGGCTGTCGCGTAGGTGCCGGGCGCCCCCTTCGTAGTCTCGGCCACGCTGCCGTTCTGGGGCGGGTGGTTCAGCGTCGAGTGGTCGAGGACCATGATCGGGACGTCCTGCTCCCCGGGGTCGAGGAACGTGACCGTGTAGTCAGTGATCGATCCGGCCACCGTGACGTCGGTGATGGTGGACAGCGCCTCGAGGCGCGTCGCAACCTGTGCGAGGTCCCACGGCGAGACGATGTCCGCGGTGGTCTGGCCGCGAAACGAGAGGGTGTAGAAGCCGGAGGAGATCGAGTCTCCAAGGTCGACCGTCTGGACCTCGTCGACGCCGGCAGTCGTCTGTGTCGGAGAGTTGCAGCCGATGCGATGCGCGAGACCGTCCGGCCAGTCCGTCGGCTTGGTCGCCTTCCACGGAGGGTCCGGGTTGGACTGGACGTGGTCGAGCGTCGGAGGAGACGTCCAGCCGGAGTGGTCGAAGCAGCAGCAGTCCATCCAGCCGAACTGGCGAACGCCCGACTGGAACGCCTCGTGGTCTCCGCAGCCGGGAAACACGACCGCACCACCGACGTTCGAGGTGCCCAGCGCGAGCGCGGCGCCGTCGCCGGAGATGACCCAGAACTGGCCGGCTTCCTCGTCCTCCTGCATCCGGTCGACTTCGGTGAGCCGGATCTCGAACGCATACTCGTCGCCGACCAGATCGTCGCCGACCACGACCAGCCGGGTCTCGACGAACGCGCCGATGTCAGGGTGGTCGTAGGCGAGCCGCAGTTCGCCGAAGCCGACCTCGTTGTCCTCGTCGGTCCAGCCTCCACCGAGGATGCCGTCGGTGACCGTGACGACCGGGGTGACGAGGTCGGCGCGAGTGTAAACCTTGGCGGTGATCCCCATGTCAGGCCGGCGGGCCGTCCGGCAGCGTGATCCGCCACACGGCGCGGGCGCGACCGAACGTCTCCTCGTCCTGCCATTCGAGCGGTTCGACCGACATGGGGACCGGCCCGACCGCGACCCCGTCCATCCACGTGACCGTGAGCGTCCGTGACGGCCCGGGGACAACGGCGAGTGCGAGGAAGTCGCGGCGATTCAACTCGATGCCGGCGCAGACGGTCAGGGGCGAGTAGGAGGCCCCGGACCGGTCGACCTCGCCGGTGAACACCATCCGCAGCGCCGCATCCATCTTGTCGGTCATCCGGCCGCGCTGCAGCACCCCGTCCTCACCGGGGACCAGCAGGTCACGGCCACGGGTCGCCCACCCTTTGATCGGCGACCAGTCGGTCACCTGCCATGCCGGGCCGACGAGGTTGGCCGAGTCGGTGCCATTGTCGACCACGACCGACTCGAACGTCCCGGCCTGTGGCAGATCAAGCCCGACACCGCAGGCTTCGGGGCATTCGTTGATGTCAGCCATGCCAGAGCCCCCCGTTCGCGCCCAGATCGCGCCTGAGCGTAGTTCCGCTCCCCCGAGGGTTGGGATATGGGTGCGAGGCTGCGGCCGTTGGAGGCGATCTCATGCGAGGACGTCTCCGGTGTGGAGCCACACGTAGTCGGACATCTCCGACGCGATACGGCGGGCTCGACGGCGGCTGACCTCCCCGGTCGCGTTGACCGTCAGGCTCAGGCTGCGGTCGACCTGCTGCGCAGGCGACAGGACCGAGGCCGGCTGCAGCATCGCAGGCGGACCCGCGATCGTGTCGCCCTCGAACGACGGGGCCAGCACAAGCCCGTTGCGGGCGAGAGACTCCAGAGACAGCAGCCCGGCAGACTGGGCCTGCGCCAGCAGTTCGGCCACTCTGGCCGGCCGGGTCAACGGCAGCACCAGTTCCGGTCCGGCCTCGCCAACGAGCGCCCTCGTCGCCTCGGTGAACAGGCCGCCATGCGCCGCCTGAACGCCACCGCCGAGCAGGGCCCGGATCGCGTCAAGATCCGACGTGACCGTCGGCGTCCCCGGGATGACGATCCCTGCGAAGATCGACTCGAGCTCGGCGGCCAGCGCACGGGCCTGCGCGGTCGGCTGCTGGAACGGGATGGTGATCTCGACCTCGCCTCGCAGCATGTCCAGTCGCAGCTGGAGCCGTTCGATCTCTCGTTCGGCCGCCTCACCGCGTGCGCCCAGCGTGATCTCCTGCGACAGTTCCTCGATGCGCCGCTGCACCTCACGGATCTCATTGTTGACTGCGGCAGCCTCGAGGTCGATGGTCGGCTCGAGGGCGTCGATCTCGCCGAGGTTGAGGACCGCGTTGCGCAACTCTGCGTTGACGAGCCGGCTCTGGTCGACGAGCTGGTCGGCCGTGTCGACAGTGTTGCCGAACTCGGTGTTGACCTGCGGGATCAGGCCGAGCAGCCCTTCGAACTCGGGGAACGTCTCGGCGATCAGCCGGAACGCGTTGGCGACGATCCGCTCCGTGTCGGCCCCGGTCTCGGCGGCACGTTCGGCGGCACCGAGCAGGTTCCCGGCGGCGACCGCCAGTTCAGCGGCCTCCTCGGCCGTGATACCGCCCGTGACAGCAGCCTCGATCGCCTCGCGCAGATCGGCTTGTGCGCCGATGAACCCGGCGATCGGATCTGCGATTTCGTTTAGCTTGGTCTCGTACTCGGTCAGGGAGGTGACCGCCGCGCTCGCGGCCTCGCGGGTGGCAGCCAGCGCGTCGTTGGCGTCGCCGATTCCAGAGGCCGCCTGTGACCCGGACACGCCCAGATCATCAAAGGCCGTCGAGGTCTGTGGCAACTGGGCCAGCAGCGTCCCGAACGTCACGTCGCCGGGGGCCAGCTCGGCAAGGCTTCGAAGGAACGCATCGACGGCGGCGCCACCCCCGGCCTGCACCAGCTGGAGCATCACCCGGTCGAGCGCCTCGAACTGCGCACGTGCCTCGTCGTCCTCCGATGACACGCCGGGCAGCAGCCCCAGAAGCTCGCTGGCCCCCAGCAGCAGCGTCTCGAATCCTGACGGGTCAAGCACCACGTCGAAGGCGCGCGCCAGCCGGCCTGCGTCGATGTCCTCGCCGAACGCGTCAGCGAGCGCCTCGAGCGCGCCCAGCAGCCCTTCGGTTCCCGGCTCGGGGTTCGCCAGCAGGTCCAGAACATCCTGCATGGACGTGCCGAGCCCCGCCGTGGCGTCGATGAACTCGCCCGAGTCTGCGACGACACGTCCCAGCTCGCGCCGGTAGTTGGAGAACTCTCTGACGAGGTCGTTGGCCGACACCCCGACAAACGAGACACGGGTGGCGAACTGACGGAACTGCTCCTGTGCGGTCTCGACGTCACCCGACGACACGAGCGCAGCCAGCTGCTGGTCGACCGCCTCAAATCCTGCACGGAACTTGTCGAACGGGTCCTCGACGAACGGGATGAACCCGATGGCACGTCCGAGCCTCACGACGTCCTGCTCGAACCCGGACGGGTCCAGCAGGACGTCGGCTGCCCCGGCCAGACGGTTCAGCTCGTCGGTGGTGGCCTGCGCCCCGTCGGCGACCGCCGTCAGGTCTGACAGTGCCGCGTCGATGTCGAGGTCCGTGGGGAACCCGAGCATGGCCGCGGCCGCCTTGCCGACCTCCTCGGACACCGCGGCGGCAGCAACCGCGACAGCCCCAAACGAGGTGACCGTCCTGGCCGCTCCGGTCCGAAACGCCGCGAACGCGGATGCGGCGCCGGGAAACGCGAGCGCCAGCGCCCCCATCGCCCGGGCGATCGACCCTGCGACCACCAGCACCGGGCCGGCCACCGCAGCCACCGCGGCCATGGCAACCACGAACTCCTGCACCGGCTCTGGCAGCGACCCGAACACGTCGGCCAGCGTCGCGAACCCGTCGGCCAGCGCCGTGAGCACGTCGGCGGCGAACGGGCCGACCACAGCGCCGATCTCGATGAACGAATCCTGTACCGACGCGAGCGCCTGATCCATCTGGAACTGGGCGGTCTGTGCTGTCGCCTCGAAGGCCTTGTCGAGCGCACCGGCGGAGTCGGCGACACCCTGCAGGACCGAGTCGACCGTCCCGGCATCCTGCGCCAGCACGTTCATGATGCCGCGCAGGGCTTCGACGTTGGGGAACACGCGGGCCAGCGCCTCGTCGTTGCCCGCGAACGTGTCTGCGAGCAGGCGCATCACCCCGATCAGGCCGCCCGGCCCGGCAGCCTGTTCCCGAAGTTCCGCCATGCTCAGCCCGGCGGCACCGAGGACCTCTGCTGCGTCGCCGGATGGCTTGAGCAGCGTCGACATGATCCCGATGAGGGTGGTCGCGCCCTGAGCGGCGTCCACGCCGGTGCGGGAGAAGGCAGCCAGCTGTCCTGCGACCTGCTCGAACGAGATCCCAAGCGCAGATGCGGTCGGCAGAATGCGGCCGAGCACCGGTGCGATCGCCTCGGCCTCGAGCTTTCCTTCACGAACCGCCGCGGTGAGGATGTCGGTGGCCCGTGTGGCCGTCAGGCCTGACGCTGAGTAGGCGTTGACCGCCGAAGTGACCGCGTCGGCAATCGTGGCGGTGTCACCAAGACCGACGGCAGCCGCCCGCAGGGAGACCTCCAGCGCCTCCGTCGCCTGCTGGCCCCGCAGGCCGGCCGAAGTGATGAAGAACAGCGCCTCGGACGCTTCGGCTGCACCACGCCCGAACTCGACGGCCATGTCCCGGGCTGCGACACCCATCTGCTCGACCTCGTCGGCAGCGATGCCCACCAGACCGACGATCTGCGCAAGGTTCGACTCGAACGTGTTGAACGCACGGACGGCCTGCGTCCCGAACGCCACGATCGGCAGGGTGAGCCCGACCGACATCGTCCGTCCCACCTGCTGGGCGGACTGGCCGACCCGCTGGAGGTTCTGGCCGATCTGCACGGCAGCCTGTGACGCAGCCGTGGCCGCCTGCGACAGCGGCTGCTGCATCTCCTGACGCAGCCGAGGGCCGAACTGGGACGCGTCCGGGTCGATGACGATCTTTGCACGACCAACGACATCACCGGAGCTCATCCGTCACTCCATTCGCGGGCCGCCTGCCGTGCTGCCGCCTGCAACTGGGCCATCGTGGTCGGCTGCGGCGGCTGGGGGTCAGCCCCCACGGGGGGCTTGTGGAGACGGTCCCGGAACATCCGCAGCGTCATGTCTGCGGTCTGACGTCGCTGCTGCACCGACGTTTTCGGGCTCAGCGCCTCCAACGCCTTTCGGACCTCTTCGGTCTCGAGCGTGTGCTCGATCGCGGAGCAGAACTGGGAGGCGGACCAGCGACGCCAGTCCACCCCCTCAAGCGCGAGCGAGCCCTCGAACGAGTGGAACCCTGCCGGATCGCCAACCGCAGCCCAGATCAGGCGGGCGGCGAGCCAGTAGGGCGTCCCGTGTAGATCCCATTCAGATCGTTGATGAGCGTGCCAACCACGGTCGTCGGCAACTTCGCAGACCGGCAGGCTTCGGCCGTGTCCTCGTCGTTGGCCAGCCGGGCAAGGAACTCCCGGTTGGCCTTGAACATCTCGGACAGGCCGTTGCGATCCCCGGCGTCGGGCCGGGTGTCGGGCAGGACGTCGAACGCCGCCAGCAGCGTCTCGGCATCCACCTGCGACGGCGGCTTGAAGTAGAGCAGCAGGTCGCCGACCTCCGCGTCGACCGGGTCGCTGTCGACCGGGATGTTGATCTTCGCCATGCATGTCCTCCTCGACGGCACAGCCGCAAGGTAGCGCCCCGGCCACCGCCGACGCAGGGGGCCGCGCCGTCGAGGGGATGGGTGCAGTGGCCGGGGCAGTCGTCCACATCTATATGGCCTCGGTGAGCGCATCCCGCAGGAAAGGCCTTCCTTCGATCCTGCGTTGCGCGATGGCACGTCTGATCGGGAACTCGGCCGACGGGTCGATCCCCTCACGTCGCATCCATGCTGCGATCGGAGCCGACGGGGGCATCCTCGAGCCCGCACGACGCCCCTCGTGGACGTAGATGGCGTACGGCGCCTCGGCGACGACATCCCAGCCGGACTGGAACTGGCCGCCGCCGCTGCGCGACTGTCGCACGACGATCGAGTCCCGCAGGTTCCCTGACGACGCCGGGGCATTCCGCCTTGCCTGCCCGGCGACACGCTCGGCACGGCGCAGCATGTCGCCGTCCACGTCACCCCCGCGACGCAGGATCGTCGCCTCCACGTTGGGCTCGAGTTCGAAGCGGACCGAGGACGGCATCAGGAACCCGCCAGCAGACGAAGGCTTCGGTCGGCAAGGTCGACCAGCAGCCGTACGTCTATCCCGACGCATCCTTGGACGGCCGAGGGCTGCACCTGTGTCACCGCCACCCGAAACGTCGGGCAGCACGTCAGCGTCTTGCGGATCAGCTCGGCCTCCCGGTTGGCCCGCTTCCCCGCCGCGTCCAGCGCCTCGACCGACGGGTCTCGGCCTCGAGAGTCCATCTCCGGAAGGCACCGGGCCAGCACGATCGCGACATCCGCGGCCCACTGGGGATGTCGGCACGGGTCCCGCGGGACAACCCGGGTCGGCCAAGGCTCGTACGGGAACGAGGAGACGAGATGGCCGGACAGCTGCCCCTTGGGCTGTCCGTCCCCTGAGCACGAGTCGCAGCATCGGTCCCACAGCGGAGCACCCGCAGTCTGGTGAACCGCGCACGGGCACGAATCGTCCGCATCGTTGAGGGCCTCGCATACGCAGGCGAGGAGGACATCCAGCGCCACACTGATTAGGTCGTCGTCCACGTCAGGCCGCCTTGCGGGCATTGTGCAGGGCGTAGTTTGTCGCGTTGAACACCTGCTGAGCACTGTCGAATCCGAGCCACACACGGATCTCCTCGGTGGTCCAGCCCCACAGGAACCGGGCGGCAAGAATCCTGCGATCGCGCGATTTGAGCCTGCGCAGGATCGTCACGGCCAGCTCGAAGTCCACCACCCGGTCCTCGAACGGCGGATCGTCCTGCTCGACCTGCTCCGGGAGCTGTTCGAGGATGGGCCGGAAGGTGAGCGGTCTGCGGCCGATCTTGGTCCGCATCTCGTCGAAGATCTGGCCTTCCATCTTCTTGCGTGCCCACGATCGCAGCGTCCGGCCCTTGCCGTCCTTGTGTGTGCTGATCGCTTTGGCCAGCCCGTACATGGCGGCGGCTCGGGTTTCGTCCCAGTCCAGCCAGCGGTGTACGCGCGGCCACATCCGGGCTGCGGACAGCTGAACGTCGGTCATCATCTGTTCGGCGTTCATGCGGACGCCAGAAAGTCGATCAATGTGTCCGGGTCGATCCCGTCGAACGTCGTGTTGCCGTGCCCGCCACCGTCGACCTCGTGCAGGTCGGTTGTTGCTGCGTGGGCTGCGGCCAGCGCCTCCACCGTCGAGGCGATGACGGTGGTGTCGGCCGAGCCGTACCACGCCTGCCACGGCACCGTCACGCCGGGTGCCAGCACGAGCGGGTTGAACGCAGCACCGTTGGTCGTGTAGTCGCCGGCGAACGCCGCATCGAGGCTCGCGGCATTTCCGCCCCGGTCGTTGTCATAGACATCGTCGCTGTCGGACAGCGGGATCAGCCCGCAGATCGCCTCGAGGTCACCGTGGTCGTCCTGCAACCGGAACAGGGCGCCGTTGCCCATCGACACGCCCAGCCCGACCGCAGAGGTCGTCCCGAACGTCGTCGCGGACCAGCCGACTGCGGCATGGAGGGCGCCGACTGCCGTGGCGTTCATCCACTGTTCGGTGCCGCCGCCATCAGGGGTGATGACCACCATCCCGGCGTTGGCGATCCGCTCGAACAGCCGGACCAGCGGAGGGAACAGGGTGTAGGCGTCCCCGATCGACGCTGCCGTGCCGCCGATCCCGTGGCCGACCAGCACGAGCCGGCCGCCGGACCGCCACGTGCGGGCAAGAAGACGGTAATGCGCCTCGGACGGGCTGTAGCCGCCGGTCTCCAGCCGTGAACGGACCATGACGCGCTGCGGCATCACTCCTCCACGTAGCGGACCTCAGTCCGCAGGCCGGTGATCCCGACCACACCGGACGGCCCTCCCGTGATCGTGCTCAACGAGCCCGAAACCCGCATCGTGTGGGTGCCGGTGGACAGGGCCGGGGATGCCGACAGGCTGCCGCCCAGCGACGCCGACGCATTGACGGCCAGCGCACCCGTCTGGAAGCCTGCGACCTCGGTCCCGCCGACCGCCCCGTCCCACACCTTGATGATGACCGACGCGGCGGCCGTGAACATCTGGATGAGGGTGAAGAAGTGGACCGCGACCGGACGGACCGGACCAACCTCGATGGTCTTGGCCAGCGCCGTCAACTCGGTGTTTCCGGTCGTGGTGATCGTGGTGGCAGACCCGCCGGTAAACGACGCCGCACCCAGTACGGACGGGGCAGGAGTGAAGTAGGGCAGGTCGTTGTAGTTGTTGACCCCGTCACCCCACTTCGACAGGCCCGTGTTGATCTCGAAGCCGGGTTCTCCTGCCGTCAGGACCGGGTTGGCAGACGCCCACTGTGCAGCCGTGCCGCGACGTACCTGTATGCGTGTCACCATCAGAGTGTCCCTCCGTCGATGTCGTTGAAGAACGTCGCCGTGTCAGGAGCGCCTCCGTCGATCGACGAGGCGAACAGGACGGTGTCCGGTGCACCCCCGTCGATGGCCTGCGGGTCCGGCGGATGCCCGACCCCGCCAAGCCCGGCCAGCCGAGGCGGCAGGCAGACGTGCGGCATCAGGACCCCCCCGGCACATGCACCCGCAGAGGCTCCGGATCAAGGTCAGGCGACCACACCGCAGCCGGCATCAGGATGCTCCCGCCCGGGTTCACCGAAGACAGCCACAGGTCGACCTCGTCGATGCCCGTCAGCCCCTCGGCGAACAGGTCTACGAGGTCCTTGAACCTGATGGTGGTGCCCTGCCGGACCTTCATCACCACGTTCGACGGCAGCCGGCAGTCGCATCCGGGGATACAGGCCTTGGCCAGCTCGCACGCCCACGACTCGGTCGCCAGCAGCCCGCCAGAGTCGACAGGAATGCCTGCACGAGCAACCACAGAGAACCCGTCACCCTCCCGCGACAGGTCCGGGCACGCCGGCCAGCAGGCCCCATCAAGGCGGACAAGGCGGTCAGGGCGGACAAGCACGTAGGCCGACTCGTCCACCACCTCCCCGTCGACCACGACCTCGTCAATGTCAGCGATGTAGGTGCCGTCCAAGTAGATCGACACTTCGCACGGACGGGAGCACGAACACGGCCGGCAGGTGTGGCGCGGGCTACATCTGGTGCGCCACGGCCGGACCTCGACCGGGCACGAACCGTACCGGCGTCCCGATCGGGCCCACAGCAGGTGCGTGGTCGCCTCGAGGGCCTGCAGGATCAGCGCGTCAGTGACGCCGTCGGGAAGGTCACAGCAGTTGGCTTCCTTGAACTCGTCGACCGTGACCCACGGGGCACAGGGAGCGACTAGCACCACAGCGGGCCTCCATGACGATCAGGAGCCGGGCACCGTCACGGCCGCACAGGTCGCCTCCGGCGGGGCGAGGTTGGTGATCAGCGGCACCGCGAAGCACTTCGAGCCGACACCGGGGGCGGGCAGCGGCGCCGGCAGGACCGTGTCGGAGGTCAGCCGGACATCCCAAGGACCCTGACCCCACCCCGAACCGGTGCGGGTGTTGCCCTCGACCTGCAGCTGCCATGCGACGTCGGCGATCGGGTTGGGCGGGTTGAACACGGCATTGTCGATCCACGGCCACAGCCAGTAGATCCACGTCCCCTCCACGCCCTCCGGGCAGTCCTCGGCCAGCACGTTCTGCCACGCCTCGAGCGCGAACCGGCCGATCGAGTCGGTGCATTCCTGCCAGCCGATCTCCTCCATGTCCTCGTCGACGATGACACTGTCGCCGGTCATCAGCGCCAGCGCCGTGGGCGACAGGTTCCAGAAGTTGATCGACATGTCCCGGCCACGCTTGGACGGCCGGCCACGCAGGTAGCCGCAGGACGAGCCGTTGGCACGCCGGAAGTCGATGTCCTGCCCCTGCTGGATGTTGGGGGTACCACCGACCGACACGACACAGTCCTCGACCCATGCATTGGGGCCCGGAATCGGCACCCCGCATTCGTCGACGAGCGTGATCCGGAACGTCTCGAACGTTGACGGAAGGACACACAGGGTCATGGTTCAGCCTCCTACGAGGACTCTGGCGGGCATCCCCGCGTCGGAACATCCGCTGACAGGTTCACGCACGTGTCGAATGCGACAATGCCGGCGCGCTGCGCCCACGCCTCGGCGGTGTTCTGGCGCCGCTCGGGGTTGGTCATCTCCTGCGACACGTCGACCGCTGCCCACACCGTCGAGGTCGCCCAGATCCGCACCTCGTCCGGCCCGCCGATCTGCGGGTATCCGGGCGAGAACACCCACTGGGCCACCCCGCCGAGCATGTCGTCGACGACCAGACGGAACGCGGACAGGACCGGGATCGCACCGTAGGGGGCGTGCAGCCAGATCGGCATCCCGAACCCGGCGTCCGCCGCAGCCTGCATCAGCGCGGCGACACCCTCCACGATCGACGTGAACGTCCCCAGCGACGTCGCATCTGCCAGCGACGCCGCCCCGACCCCGGCAGTGCCGGTGGCCAACTGGTTTCCCAACGCCCACTCGGTCGTGGCGTCAAGGCGCCCCAGCGCATGGTCTGTGACCTCGACCCGCGACAGCATCGAACAGGACGACCCCTGCCTGATCTGGAAGGGCCGGAAGGCCGCGACCGTCGGGCGGTGCGGCTCGTCTGTGGACGTGACACACCCATCGGTGACGACCGGTTCCCCGCACCCGTAGAACGGGAACACGAGGCCGCGCTGCCAGTCGTCGGGAGGGGGGACGGCACGGGCCAGCAGCCCGCCGGGGGCGCGGCGAGACTGGTCGACCTCCGCAGTACGCGGGAGTGTCGCCTCAGGCATCCGTGCCGTCCCTTCTCCGGGTCACGCGGTCTGTCAGGACGTCGCGGCCACGCAGCCGCTGGTCGTGTCGCAGATCTCGACCGGGATGTCCAGCGACTTGGACCCGCAGCCACGAGACAGCAGGCCCTCGAACGACTCGGCGAACGCCGCGACCTTGTTCTGACGGTTCAGGTCGTGGTCGCGGATCTCGGTGCCGAGGTCGAACGTGCCACCGTCGAGGAACGTGAACTGTCCCTCGGCCGCCAGCACAGCCGACGCCATCGCCGGGTAGTCCTCGAGCGGGCCCGACAGCTGGTCGCCGGCGAGGATCGTGTCCACGTCGATCGAGTACGTCACGTTGACGCCCTCGTTCGCCAGAGCGGTCGCGACCATCTCTGAGGTGTTCTCGACCATGTCCGCGGTGCCGTAGCGGCGGTTGCGGGCGTCGGTGGCGATCGCCGCCAGCACCCACTCGGCCAGCCACAGGTGCAGTTCGACGCCGACGTAACGCTGGTCCTGACGGATCTGTGCCGCAGCCAGCCCGACGTTGTTGAGCAGGTTGGTGTAGATCGACCCGAACGCCGCACCGGTGTGCAGCGACGCAGTCCCTTCCCGCATCGCCGTGAACAGCTGGGCTTCGGCACGACGTGCCTGCAGGCCGGTGACCGCACGGATCGCGCCCTCCCACTGCTCGGGAGAGAACTGCCGCTGGAAGTTGCCGATCTCCAGACAGCGGTAGACGCCGTTGACGTCGACCGTCTGGGAATCCTCACACTCAACCTCGAGGCACACCTTCCACGTCGCCTCGTTCTCCGGATCGACGGCCGCATCGTCCTCGCAGGTCCAGATGTCCGCCCCCGAGTCGGGGATGCAGATCGCCGGGAAGAACTGGACGACGCCACGGTCGGTCCCGAACGAGGTCACCGAGTCGCGGATCGGCCGGGCAGCCGAGGTCAGGACCGGGTTCTCGTAGATCGGGGTCGGCAGCGCGCAACAGCCGCCGGCTGACGCGACCGCCTCGGGGCGGACGATGTCGTCGACGATCCGGGTGTTGTCGCCGATGTTGCCCGGCAGGGTCCGCTCCTGCGCGAACTTGGTCTCGATGCGTGCCACCCGCTCACGACCGTTCTTCAACCCGCGGGCAGACGACGCAAACGAGTGTGCGAGGTCATGCCACGTCAGGTCGTCGCGTGGGGAGTCGCCGACCATGACCCGATAGTCGGTGCGGGCCAAGTCCTCCGGCGCCGAGGTTGCGGTGGCCGTCAACCCGAGGCGGGCGGCCGCCTCACGGACGCTGAGCACCCGCGCAGGAGCCGTCGGCTCACCGCCATCCGGATCGGCAGGCACGCCGGCCGGCGGGGTTGCTGGTGCGTCCGGGTCCGGGACACCGGCAAGCAGATCGTCGACCTGTTGGCCCAGCGTCCGCTGGGATGCCTCGATCTCCTCGATCGCCGCGACCGCCGTCGCGTATGCCGACTGCAGCGACTGCAGCGCTTCGAGGTCGGTGACCCCGTCGCGCCTGAGCGCATGCAGCTGGCGTGCGAGGTCGTCGCGCGCGGCCGTCAACTCATCGAGGGTGGGCGGCTCGACGTCGGAACCCTCTGCGGGGTTGAGTCGAGCGATGACTTCGAGCGGGTCCATCGTGGACGCCTCCTGCATTGGGATGCGGGTGGCGATCCACGCCAGTCGCCGGCGATGCACGCCGGGTCTGGGGCGAACCGTACAGGCAGCGCAGAGGAGACGCAACAGGGGTGATGTGAATGCTGGGGGCCGTAGGGTCGCGTTGAGGTCGCGTGTGAGGGGCCGTACCGGGGTTCGGGAGGGTCAGGTATAGGGCTGCGGTTGCGGCCGTTAGATCGGCTCTGAGGTCATTCCCACGTCGAGAACCCGCCGAGCAGGCGCGGCAGCCCACCCTCGCCCGACGGGAAACGCACCACCACGAACGCGCCCCGGTCGTCGTACGACCACGACCCGCCACATCCAGCATCGCACTCGTGCGGTCCAGCATGACCGTGGTCCAGCGTGCAACGGCACCACGACTCGGCCAGCCCGCAGGTCAAGGATGCGGCGGGGATCTCGGGCAGCATGTCGGTCACCGCACGTCCGCGTGCTCGAGGAGGACCTGCAGGTCCGGTGACTGCAGGTTGGACAGGCCAAGGAACTCGGCTGCCCAACCCAACGCCACGTCAAGACGTGCCGGGTCCTCGTACGCCCACCACTTGACGACGCCGTCACGTTCGGCCCTGACAGTCAACAGGTCCTCGTCGATCCGGCAGGTCGCACCCGACGGCAACTCGATCTCGGTGATGTTGCTCATCCCATTCTCCTCTGTCGATGGGTCAGAACTCGTTCAGGCTCGACCCCGTCGGGAAGTCGCCACAACCGCTGCTTGCCCTTCATCGGGATCGGCGCGTCCAGCGGCTCCGGGTCGGCGAGCGTCCAGTGGAAGCAGTCGGACTCGGCCCACTCAGAGCAGTGGCGGACGGTCGCGGTCCCGAGCGCGCCAACCCCGAGAGGGTGCCGAACCTCGACACACTCGTCGGCGTGATGGCAGCCGGTGACGGTTACGAACCCGAGCAGCGCGCCGTAGGTCGCGCCATTCTTCCCAGTCGCCACGGCACGCTCGCGCCACGCCAACCACTCTGCGGCGTCGTCGCGTTGCTTGCCGGCGTGAATGCCCAGCCGGAACGGCGCGACCCCGACCCGCCAGAAGGTTCCCTGCGGCGTGCAGTCATGGACAGCGTTGAACTGTCCGTGGGGTTCGACCCGCTCTGCCCCACACGGGTTGCACCGAAACAGGATCGGCAGGGTGGACGGCACCGGCCACGACCTGTTCTCCACCGGCTTCGCACCGGCCATGATCAAGTCCGCCCACGGCTGCTTGTCGGTGATGGCGAAGGTGTCCGTCACGACACCCTCCGTTCGCCCCACTCGCGCTTGGCCTGCTCGTAATGGCCGTCGCAGATCAGCCCCCACCTGTTGTTGTCCCAGTGCATCGGCAGTCCCATCGGATCTTCCTTTCTGAGGGTTGCTGTCTCCCCTCAGTATAACCGATCTGGAGCCGGAAGTCAAGTAGTTGTGTGGCCACGGCGCGGCCCCGCCAGAGCCGTAGTCCGACGGGGCCGCGCGGTCCGAGGCTGCTCACCCCGGAGTCAGATCACCGTAGCCGCTTGATCGCGTCCCCGGCAGTCAGGCGTCCGTGGCCGGTTCCTCGACAGGCGGAGGGTCTGCCGGCACGTCGGCTGGGTCGCCCGGTTCATCGTGGTTGCCGCCGTCAGGCTCCGGGTCCGGTTCGGGCTCAGCCGTCTCAGGCCCATCATCCGGGTCGTCGCCGGACGCAGACGGCTCGCCCGCTGGTTCGTCTGCGTCCGGCCCGGCAGCAGGTTCCTCCTCCGGCCCATCTTCCGGGTCGTCAACCTGCAAGGCCGGCGGCTCCGGGATCGCCGCAGCCATCCGGTCGATGAGCAGGTCAGCCAGCGCCCGCTCGATCCGGGACAGGGAACGTTCGATCGCCTCGACCCGAACATCCGTCGCGCTCCCACTCGACGCGCCGGCCGTGAAGAACGTCGCCTCCGCGTTGGCCTCGTCCGCCACCGCCTCCTCGACACCTTCGCCGGCCTCCAACTTCACGCCGGTGGTGAACTCGATGACCTCCCCCTCGGCCAGCCCCTCCCCAGCCGAAGCAGCCACAGCCCACGCCTCGGTCGGAGCGAGATGGACACCGACCGTCCGGTTGCGCCACATCTCCACGCTGGCGCCACACCCGATCGCCTGCATCACCTGCTGGCGCGTCAGCCCGTCGACGACAGTGCCCGACACGGCCAGCCCGTACGGGGTCGGCCACGCACGGACCAGCGCAAACACCGACGTGGAGTCCTCACGGTGCCGCTGCATCTCCTCCACCGAACCCCACCGGGAACCGGTCCGCACCGCGTGAAGGCCCTCGAACGTCAAGGTTCCCACGCGGACCAGACGTCCGTCGTCCAGCCACGCCTGCTTCGTGTGGAACTGGGACAGGCTCGAGTCCGCCTCGCCCGGATACAGGTAGCAGCCCTTGAAACCGGACAGGTCCGAGCGGTGACAGGCTCCCGACGGGGCCACGATCCCCCACACCCGGCCGTCGAGGTCGACGGTCAGCGGCTGCAGCCCCTTCGCCTTCCACTGCCCGAAGTGAGGTGCCGGCAGCGCAGGGACACTCGAAGCCGCCGCCAGCGCCAGCGTCCCGGTGATCGACAACTTCGCTGCCGCGAACGCCGCCGTGTCGACGATCGCAACATGGCGGATGCGCAGCGACGCGTCCGACAGCATCTCCTCGAACTCCTCCCACTCCATCTCGTCGATGTCTTCGGGGGTGAGGCCGTCGAAGTCTTCGGGGTCGAAGTCCCAGCGGATCGACACGCCGACCGCGCCGTCCTTGAGGAGTTCGACCGCCCGGAGGACCGCGGCCTGCGTGTCCGGGTCGGACGAGCCCGACAGTTCACCGGCGGTGGCGACGATCGAGGCCGTGTCGCCGTCGACCTGACGCTCGAACGCGGTGACCATCCCGATGGTCCGGCCGGTGTGGTCGCCGTCCACGAGGTCGAGAATGATCGGCACCGGGACGGTCGACTCCCACGTGAACACGTTGAGGGGGAAGGACCGCAGGTCTCCGGTCCACATGCCCTCGAACACGACCGGCCCCTCGACCGGCACCGGGTCGACGGTGCCGTCAACGTTGGGTTCGCCCTGCAACAGCCCGAGCGTGGCGCCGTCCTCGGAGAGCGGGCAGTCAGGCCAGTCGTCGATCTCGGCTTGGATCGCCTCGTACACCGAGCAGAGGCGGGCAGCGACCCGGTCACGGTCGTCCTCGGACGGCAGGTCGGTCTGGTCGATGCGTGCCGCCGCAGCCGCCGCGCCCCGCGGGACGATCTGCAGTTCTCCGTCGATCACGTCGACATACCCGAGCTTGTAGTGGGCCCGGGCGGTGCCGTCCTCGTCGTCGGTGCGCCACAGGAACGCCTGCGACATGCAGGCCACGTCGACCTCGCCATCCTCGTCGGTGCAGAAGTCGAACACGCGTGACGAGGCGCCCGGTCCATCCCACGCCGTGTCCCGGTCGGCGATGGTCAGGTCAGTGGCGCCAACCACCACCAGATCGGTGACCGTGGCCTCGCCGCAATCGTCGCAGTCTTCGCAACCGCACCCGGTGAGGAAGTCATCGACGTCGGCGTCGAGAAAGCGGACCAGCTGCATCACCCGGCCAAACGACTCCGGCGCATTGCCGCCCCTCAACCTCGAGAACGTCGAGTGAGGGATAGCCAGCTGCGATGCCAGTTCGCGCCACGACCCCTGCTTGGCCGCGTCCAGCGCGTCGTAGAGCGCGGCCGCGTCGACCTGTGGTTCATGGATGGCAGTGGCGGGCATGGCGGCCTCCGTGGACAGTGCGGTTGTCCGGCGATCCACGCCCGTCGCAGGTGGTTCACACGCTGCGTCCCGTCACCGTACCTGCGCCTTCGCCGTCGTGTCCACCGTCGGACCACGCGTGATCGACCCGCCGACGGTCCAGTCGAGCCCGGAGGCGTCATGGCCGACGAACCGGTGGGCCCTGCGGTCGCCTGCCCTCCCGCGGATCATCGACGGGTTCTCGGCTTCGGGCCTGTGGTCGACCAGCGACGGGATCGTGTAGAGGCAGTGCAGCCCCGAGCGGCGGTAGGCCCGCTCCAACTTGTGGTCCACGTTCGGGGTCGGTGCCCGGTCGGCGATCGGGAGCAGGTCAAGCAGGTTCCCGGTCGGCAGCAGCAGCCCGACCGCCCACCACGGGCCCGGACCCCGCAGCAGCGTCCCGTCCGGCGTCGAATCGACTGCCCGTCGGACGAGCAGTTCCCTCGGTCGCAGGCCACCCACGTACAGCGAGACGGGTTGAGCACCAGCCAGTTCGCCGATGGCCTCCAGTGTCTCGCGCAGGCCACGTTCGGGGACGACGGCATCGTCCTGCAGCATCAGCATCGTCGGTGCACCGGACGCGGAGCCGGCCTCGAGCGCCATGCGGTGGGTGTCCCAGCGTCCCTTGCCTCGTTCGAGGTTGACGTGGACGTGTCCGAGCCGTTCCTCGATCTGCTCGACCCAACTGTCAGGGCGACGCTGATCGTGCACGACCGCGACATGCAGGCCATCGCCGGCGCACCGTGGGCATGTCATGGCTGGTAGCCGAACTGTCGGGCTGCCGACTCGAAGCCCGGGACCTTCGACAGATAGTCCCAGTCGATCGGCGGCGGGTTGTGGACGTGCTGCGGGGCGGGCATGACGGTGACGTCGGGGCCGCCGACCTTCCGTGACCAGCCCGTCAGGATGTCGACGTCGAGGTCCTCGATCCGGGCGATCTCGTCGGCATGGACCGCCGCTTCCCGGTTGCAGCCGACCCAGAACGCTGCCAGACGCATCTCCAGCGACCAACTCGCAGGCGACCATCGGGCACGCAGCCCGCCGGGGTCTCTGTCATCGAACCCCTCATTGCGGTTGACCTGCCGTCGCAGTTGTGCCAGTGAGGCGACAACCCTCGCCGGATGCCGCACCAGCAGCACCGTCCAGCAGTCGGGGACGGGCAGGTGCAGGGTCGCGACCCATGAGGATTCGGCTCGCCATCCATTGGCCTTGACACCATGTTGGGTCACGGCCGTCTCATGGCCACACGGCAGCCCGGCGTCGGTGAGGGCCTTGGCGACCGTGTGGGTTCCACACCGACCGGTCCCCGTCACCAGCAGCCTGCCCGCCTCAGAACCCGCAGGATCGCGACCAGACCTCGCCTGCCGGGACATGCGGGAGGTCCGGGGGCCGGCATATGGGCGCCAGCCTGCGCCGCTCTCAGGCGATCTGGTGGAGATCACTCGGGCGGTTGGACCTCGGACCCGAACAGTTCCTTGCGTGCGTCGACATGCCGGCGACGCTCGTCGGCGACCCGTGCGATCTTGTCCGGGTCGATGATCCCCGGCCCGTAGACCACGCCTTCCGGGTCGTCGCGGTAGTCCCACACCGCCCCGGTGAAGAACACGACGTCCTCGTCGGTCTGCTCCGAAACCTCCAGCGCAAGACCGCGGGGGTGGAAGAACAGCCGATTGGCCTCCTGCAGAAACCCGGCATCCCGGAACTCCGCCACGGTCAGGCGCGGGATCGAGACGTCCACCTCGACCTCGGTTTCCCCGTCGTCGGGTAGCCCTCCCAGCCACGGGTCGTCGTCGTGCTCACCGAGGCCTGCGCCGGTCGTGAACTCGGCGTCCGGGTAGACGTCCGTACCACCCACACCCTGATCCTCGACGCCCTCGTGTCCGTTGGTCTCGTCACTCATGCTGCTGCTCCTTGTGCAGGATCGCGAGGCGGTCCTCGGCCTCAAACGTAGCGCCAAGACCCTTCAACCAGTCGACCGACGCAGGCGTCGCATGGATCACACGGCTCGGCGCTTGCCGCTGGACCAATCGTAGATCGACGTGATCGAGACCCCGAGGGATTCTGCAACACTACGAGGATGGTCTCCGGCCTGAACTCGCCTGACCGCGTCTCGCACCTGATCGTCGCTGATCCGCGCTGCATGATGACGCTCCCCGCTTATCGTCCTGTCGACGTCGGCTGCCTGACGCAGGTTCTCCGCGTAAGTCTGCCACGACAAGTGCTCGGGCGCGACACAGTGCCGGTTCCCGCAGACCTCATGTGGGGCGTGGCCCATCGTGTGCCTGTCGGACGGGCGCGGACCAGCGAAGTGTTCCAGCACGAGATGACCGACGGTCCGCTTCTCGCCTTCCCACTCGACCAACGGGTAGCCGGACCCTGCGATGCCGAACGGCCACAGCACGCAGCCGTTTGGTTCGTGCGGGGCAGTGCCGTCAAACACCGTTCGGATGAATGCGGGCAACGCACCCCGGGGCGCCGTGACCAGCGTGATCGGGTCGCCGTGGCTCCGCCACCGTTCGTAGTGTCTGCGACACCACCCGCGGGCGGTCACGATCCGTCCGCACCCGTCGATGGAACACGTACGCTTCGGCATATCGACTCTCCAGAAGTCGGTCGGCAGCCCGGACGTGCAAGCGTCGCGGGCTGCACCCATCCTAGCCGGAAGGCTTGTGCAGGATCGCGAGCCGGTCCTCCGCGTGGAACTCGGCGCCCAAGTCTTTCAGCCAATCCACGCTGGCTGGGGCTGCGTGTAGATCCTCGCAGGCGTAGAAGCCTCCGGCGGCGAGCCTCGGCCAAAGGATTCCGTGGGAGGCGACATGATCGGCGTGCCTGTGGGAACAGTCGTCGACAACCACGTCGGCCTCGCCGCCCAGCCAGTCCAGCGCAGCACCGAGCACCTTCGGGTCAGCCTGCTCGCCCTGAAAGTGCCGGTACCGCAACCGACCCGGCGCCTGCTTCAACTGGTTCGGAACCGGCTTGATGTCAACACCGGCAACCTTCGCGTCCGGCAGGTAGTCCAGCCACATGCGGATCGACGACCCCGCCTGCACCCCCAACTCGAGCAGCCGCAACGGCTCGTCACGTCTCGGGGCAAGCAGGGCCTCGTAGATCCGCGTGTACCGCTTCGGGAACAGGCCCCTGCCGGGGGCCGAGCCCTTGTCGGTGCCGTGTCTGGCGGCGAGCCGGTCCAGTTCGCCCTCGAACGCCAGCATGTCGTTGGTCATCGACGCTTCTTTCATGATCTGGTTGACGGGCCAGCGGTCGTCTCGGCCGAACTTGTTGGGCCGGTTCGCCGTGTTCCATCCGCCGACCAGCTGCAGCCAAGACGGCTCGAGGATCTGCCGGACGTTGCGTCCCCTGCCAACTTCGGTGTGCTGGCCGCCGACGTCGAGCATCATCGCCCTCTGATCCTGCGTGACCGCAAGGAACGGCGGCAGGTGATGGCCCCGGTAGTCCAGCGCCCGGCCGACCCCCGAGTCGAGGTCGATCTGGCGCCCACACGGGTAGGCGACCGCGGTGCGGGGCAGAAGCGACGTGAGCATCTCGACGTCGAGCGCCCCCGGAAACCAGCGGTCATCCGCGTCGCAGCGGACCACCGTGAACCTGCCACCGGCGACATTGGGGATCTCGCGGGTGTCCTGCGGCATGACCGTCGCCGTCTCGGGAGCCAGCGTCCGGACGAGTTCGAGATGTTCCGGTGCGGTGGTCCACACCCACCGGGCCTGCTCCGGGATGCCGCCGGCAGCAACCTCCGAGGCGAGGCGCGCCCACCAGCGGACCCGTTCTTCGCTGGGGACCTGTCCGGTCCCGAACCGGCAGCCGACCCTCGTCACCACCACGAGCCGGCGCGGTCCGAGGGCCGGGGCCGCCTTGACCGCTTCCCCACGGCTTGGGGCGACCCCGGCCGTCTGCGGCGGCGGCTGAGCCAGCAGCCACACGCCCGTTTCCTCGGCCTGCATCCCTGCGGTTGCCCGCCACAGCCGCGACCGGACGTTGATCGCCTGCCTGCGCGGTTGGGACTGCATCCCAGACGGTGACGCCACCGACAGGCTCCCACGCCGCTGCATGTGGTGGTAGCCGTAGTCATCGACAGCCGCCCATCGCAGATGCCGGATCGTGAGGCCGATCAGCATCGTGTCCCATGCGAACCGCCAGCCCGGATGCGGCCCACCGATGCGACGGAGCGCTTCGGTGCGCCAGATGATGCAGCACTGCTGGGTGACATGCCCCAGCCGCTGGTCGGTCACCTGACTCGGCTGGGGTCTGCGCAGGTTCGTGGACCCGTTGATCCGATGGGACGTGTACCCGCCGATCAGCGCCTCGACCCCGTCGGTCGCTGCCGCAAGCATCCGCTCGATCCGGCCCGGGTCGGACCGGTCATCGGCGTCGTGGACACAGAACCAGTCGGTGTCGCAGTCGGCCAGCACCGCGGCGTCGGCGGCATAGCGGCCGGCTGAGACCGGCACATCGACGACCACGACACGCCCGTCGTCAAGGGCCGCCCCAAGCGCCGTCCGAACCGCGGCCGGATCGCCGCCGTCGTTGGTGACCACGAGTTCAATCTCCTCGTGGGTCTGTGCCAGCACCGAACCGGCCGCCTCCGCCAGCGTGTCAAGCGTGCCCCCGTGGCACGGCATCGAAACCGTCACAGACGTCACGGCAGGTCACAGCAGTCACCCATTGCGCGGCCCTGTCAGGTTCGTGGGCCCCGCAAACGTGGCCTCAACCGGCTCGCCGCACGGGACCGGTTCGCACCGCTTCAAGACAACCTCGTCAAGCCATACGACCTCGGTCTGCCCGCCATGCCCGTGAATCTTGTAGACCGACCCGACGCCGTTGTCGTGGAACACCACCGACGTCGGGTCGCCGGCGCCGAGGTTCCCGGCAGGCACCAGCCATCGCAGCGCCACCACCCCGTCGGAGAACTCGACTCCTTCGGCGACCACGCCAGTCCCGGAGATGCCGGTCGGGTCGGACCGTCGGTCGAGAACGAACCGTCGTGGGCCGGTCATCAGGGCCTGTGGCGTCGCGCCGGTGACAGCGTCTTTGACGTCCTCCAAGATCGACTCGATGCGTTCAAGCGCCTCGCTGTTCTGCCCCCATGTAGCCGTCATGCGGCGACCTTCGGCACTCTGTAGAGACGGTTGACCTCATACGCGAGCATTACGGCCGCGCAGACGGCGGCCAGCATCTCAGCGACGGCGCACGCACGGTCCCCGCTCAGATGACCCCGCTGATGGATGTAGAGGGCGATCTGATCCGGCCCCGCAATGAACGCGGTCGCAACCAGCCCATCCTCATCGAAGCATTGCCACCCTCCATTCTGGCTTGTCACTACCGGAGACGACCAATCGCTGGAGTTCTCGTCGGCGAAAATCTCGATCATGGATGCCGCCAACGATTTGGCGGCATCCACCCGCAAATACGGCTGATGCAGAGAAACCGAAACGCCAACCTGTGGGTGACCGACGGCCGTTGCGTAAACGAGCCCGTCAGCGTCGCCGATCCTCCATCCGTCCGGAATGCGCTCGCGCACTAGCACTACCCAATCTGTCATTGTTCATCCTCCTTGAAGGGACGGTAGTTGGCCTCGATCCACCGGACCAGATCGACGCTGTGAACGCCGGCGCCACGCCGGCGTTCAGGCACCGGCCGCCACCTGCTGCGGGGCGAACACGCCCGAGGCACGCCGCAGCACCGGCTGCAGGTCGCACATGCATGGCGCGTTCGGCATCCCGGGCGCATATCCAGTCGGGGTCGGGATGCCATCGAGAGGATGGAAGGTCCCACCCAGCGAACGGTGCGGTTCGAACTCTCCCCCCAACACGCCCGGTCTCCACAGCCACCGCCAGCCGGTGTGGACGATGCCGTTGTCCTTCAACGCCTGCATCGTCTTGACCCCGACGCCAAGTCCGCCGGGTGCCGCCGGGGTCGGCGTCCAGCCTGCGGGAGTGAGCGCCGCGACGATGGCGCCGTCATGCTCACCGCCGGCGACCGCCATCACCGACCGCAGCAGGTCCGGGTCAGGGCCGGGCGGATGCTTCTGTTCAGCCTGTCCGATCGTCTGCGCGATCAGCCCGGACACGAGCATGTCCCGTGACGCAGTCAGGTCCGTCTCATCCCAGTCGGGCTCCACGACCGGGGCGTCCGCCCCTTGACCGAACAGGGCCGTCAACGACTCCTGAGCCGTCCCGAGCCGGCCAGTCCACCAGTCCGCCAGAGGCTCCATAGCGTCGGCAACCACCTGATCGACATCCACCCCCACGTCGCGGAGCAGCTGCATCCCGACGGTCGCTGCAACCTCGCCGTTCGGGACGTCCGACGGGATCTCGTCCCGCAGGTCACGTCGGCTCCGCGCAGCCGCCCCGATCCGGTCGCGGGCACGCTCGACCGCCATCGCCGCCGCACCGTTCAACTCGGAGCGGACCTGAAAGTCGACCTCCGCGAGCGTCCTGCCCAGATCATCCAGATCGCCCTCCACCGCCGATGCGGCAGACACCGCCTCAGGTCGGCCCGCACCGTCGCCGTTGGGCGCGCCCGACCGGCCCACGAGGGGGTGCAGGAACACGGATGCCTGCACCGCCTCGTTGCCCGCCCGGGAGGCGGGGTCCTGTTCGCGCGGGACCTGCCCGGTCAGCGACCGGATGAACGCCAGCAGGACCAGATCCTCCTGCGTCGGGGCCGCATCCTCCGGGACCCCGAGCACTTCGCGGGCGAACCGCGCCCCGATCAGCCCCATCTGCCAGCCGTCCTTGACGTCGGCGACCGAATGTCGACGCGCCAGCAGCAGCGTCGGGTCCGGTTCGACGAGGATCTCGCCGACACTCGGCAAGACCTTCGCCAGCGCCCCTTCGGCCACGCGAGACACCAGCTGCGCCGGAGGTTCGACGTGGGCACGGTACGAACTCTCCTCGACCTGATACGCCACGGCCCGGTTGGTGGCGGTCATTCCGAGCAGGATCTCGGGCGGGATCGGCAGTCCGTAGGCGAGCCGCTGGATGGCGTGCTGGAGGCGACGGTCGATCGTCGCGTCGTACGGCCGGTTGGGGATCAGGTAGGACATCCCCTTCGGGCCGCCGCCGGCGCCCGGCTCGGTCAGTTCCTTGGCGCCCCGCAGGACCGCAGGCGACGCACCCATCATCGGGTCACGCATGATCGCCCGTGTGATCTGGTTCATCCGCACGTAGAAGTCGCCGCCGTCGCCGAACTCGAGCCCGTCCGCCACCGCCAGCCAGCCGTTCATCGCAACACGGTTGGCCGACTGGGACCACGACAGCTTCGACAGCCACTCGATTGTGGCACACACGTCCAGCACCCCGAACAGTGGGGCGTCGGGTTCGTTCGGGTCCGCGGCGTGCGGCCACAGGCCCTTCACCGAGAACAGGGCCCGTTTGAGGATCTTCTCCCGGTCAGGGCGGATGGTCGACACGACCTGCCACATGTCCGGGTCGGGCTGGTCCGATCCTCCGGGCCCGGGATCGGCGACGTAGTCGAGTGCTCCGGCCACGAACAGGTTGGTGGTGATCTGCCGGACAGTCTCGTCGTCCCATCCCACGATCCGCAGCAGCTGTTGCGACGCTGCAGCCTGATCCTCGAATGCCTCACCGTCGTCGTCTACGTCGGCGGTCGAGATCTCCTCCCCGTCGGGCGTGACCACCGACCAAGAGTCTTCGCCGTTGATGGTGACCAGCCAACGCAGCCGCGACATCTGCTCGGCCATCCAACCGACGACGTATCGGACCTCGCCGATCGCAGCTGACATGCCGTCGACGTCACCGCTGCTGTGCGTGTTCTCCTTGGGAAGCCCGTAGTAACGCCACGCCCGCTGCTGACGTCCGATCAGCGACCGGTTCTGTCGCGCATCGGCGATGGTGGCCTGTGAGGCGACGTCGGGCACGGTCAGTCCAGCAGCCGGTCAAGGCCAACGGTAACGACTGCGGCCGAGGGGAGCACGAGGCCGGGCAGCGGCATCCCTGCCAGCCCCCAAGTCAGCGCCCACACGACCGCAGTCACGGCGAGGCCGAAACACCACGCACAGACGACGAAGGTGGCCAGCGTCGCACGCCACCCGTCATCAGCGTGCTCCCAGACGGCACGTAGCCGGTGGAGCAGCCGCATCCACGGGACATCGTCCCACCAGACCAGCCGCCACAACCGGAACCCGGCAGCGCCGATGAGCAGTGCGAGCGCGAGCGCGTCAGCCATGACTGGCGTCCGGCGACTCGTCGGTCCACCAAACCTCGACTTCGTACGAGTCTCCCATGTGCAGGGTGGCGGTGTGCACCGGGATCAGGCTCCCGCCGGCGAGGTCGAACCTCTGATCGTGATCGTCGTCCTCCCCGCCATACTGGTCGCACTCGGCAGACTGTTCCCCGTACGTCCACGGGGTCTCGCCCGACCAGCGCGCGGTGCAGCGCAGAATCATGTCACATCAGCGGTGACGTACGCCTGCAACTCGGAGGTCTTGACCCGGCACTTGGCCATCCCCCAGCCGCACCCGACCGACGTGCGACGCCAGATGACACTGCCGTCCTGCGACTGCCCCGCCGAACGCGGACCATCCCCCCTACGCAGAGTGAACGTCGCAACCGGCGGACCCTTCGCGGTGAACGCCCACGCCCGCTCGGTCGCCTCGTCGATCAGCAGCCGTGCCGGCCCCCGGATCGAGTCGATGCCGCGGATACGGACCACGAGATCACGCATGATGCTCCTGTCACCTGCCGCCACGCCGGAGCGCCGCCAGCCCGCCGCCGCCCGAGAGTAGACCAGCGGAGTCGGTCGGTGCAGTGATGGTCGCAATCTTGGGGACCGGCGCTTCGGGCCAGAACGCCATGACAACAGCGTCGGCCGCGTCAGTCGATCGCCCCAGCCGACGCTTCACCTCGTCCTTGGACTCGATGACGATGTCGCCCCGGGCAGACACGGTCCAGCCGGGTGCAGTCAACTCGCCGAGGAGCAGGTCATCGGGAGGAAGTGCGATCTGGGAGCCGCCGTCTCTATCCGGGTCGAGGAGTTCGCGGAGGCTCCACCATGACGCAGAACGCTTGTTCAGGAACCCGAGTTCGCCGGACACGTCAGTGCGGTCGGTTCGTTCACCGGCGTTGAACGCGCCGACCTTGTGGCCGGCCTGCCGCAGTTGGTCGACGACTCCGGCGCCGATGCCGATCACGTCGACGATCGCGTAGGCGTCCTCGCCGGCCGCATCGAGCAGCGACCGGGCGATCTGGGTGGTCTGGGTGGTCACCAGCCCGTGACGACGGTCAAGGGTCAGGATCGCGTCGCCGTGGCGGGTCGCGAAAGTCGTGTCGTCCGCGCCGGTGTTACCGGTGAAGAACGTCTTGCCGTTGCGGCGTGCCATCCACGAGCGGTTCGGAGTCTTGGGACACCACACCATCCCATCATGGGCAACCACTTGACGACGAGCCCGCATGAGCCCCGCAACCCGATGCCGCGGCGACGTGCTGATCGACAACAGGTGAACCCCGCCGGATCCCCGACCCCCGGTTGTCGCGGTCTGCCCGAGGAGCGTGACCGCCATCTGCAGGGCGTCAAGGCGCTCGGGGATCTTCTGAGAGAACTCGACCCCGTGACCGGCGCGAGTCCCATCCGCGTCGATCGAGGTGTCGACGAACAGTTGCAGTTGAGCGCGTGTCAGTGACGCGATGAACTCGGGTCGCACGATCTTGTCGAAGCCCGGCGCGTGCTCACGCACGACGGCCGCCGCCCACTTGTTCAGGTGCCACTCACGCTTGGGGGGCGAGTAGTAGGCCTCACGCCACGCCGGCCGATCCAGCGAGCGCATCGTCTCGACCGCGGGGCCAAACAGGGTCGTCAGACACGCACGAATCCGATCACAATAGGCGGGGTTGGCCCGCTCGGACTGGTAGAGAACCGCCCCTGCTGCGAGGTCGCCAGAGCGCAGCCGCGGCACGTTGCCCTCGGTGTAGAACCACGCGACCAACTCGACCAGCGCATCGGAGAACTTGGGGGTCTCTGGCAGGTTGATGACCGGGGCCGTACGGATGATCTGCTCCCGGAACTGCAGTCGCCCCGACGTGGTCCAGCGTCGCTCCCGATACTTAGACCGGCCGTACTCACCGATCACAGGCCAACGATGGTTGAGCGTGGTCAACGACGAGTGCCCATGCTGCTCGATCGAAAGCATCCGGCGCTCCGGGACTCCGGCAAACCGATGGACCGAAGTGAGCGGCTGCCATTCGGCCAACCCCGTGTGGTGATTCAACGTCAGGATCGGCTCGCCATCGACGAGTTGGTCATGCCGCTTCCATCCTGCCGAGGTCAACGCCTCGGTCTGTTCATCCACGCAGTAGGCGACGTCGATGCCGACGCAGGTCATGGGGCCGAAGTCCCATTCGCGGACGGCTGCGCGGGCCCGTCGTTCCTCCCATCGTTCGACGGCTGCCTCGACCCAGCGCAGCGGGATCGCCGTGTCTTCCGATGCATCGGCGAAGTCGCCGAGGACCCTGTTGATGAACAGGGCGGAGGTCTCGCCCCACTGCCGCTTGCGCTGGACGACCCACGCTGGGGAGATGCGGCCGGCGTCGATCGCCTCCTCGAGGGTGACGTGACGGACGTCCCAGTCTTCGTAGCCGGGCTTGGACCGGTGGATGTCGTAGAACCGTCCGATCGGGTCGCCGGGGGTAGAGATGGCCAGCGCGTACGCCTCCGACCCTTCCATCTTCTCGCCCGAGAACGCCCCCTCCGTCGCGTCGAACATCTCCGGGGGGATCGCCTTGGCCTCGTCGTAGACGAACAGCAGTTGGCGGGCGTGCGCCCCCTCGGCCTTGGCCGGGTCGGACGAGGCGATGGGGATGGCGGTGCCGTAGGCGAGGTTGAGTCCGGCCTGCAGGAGTTCCGTCGCCGCCCACGGGCGCCGGCCGATCTCGGCCCAGCGGATGCGGCGAGCCCACTTGTGGACCTCGGGCCACAGGAAGTGCGACAGCTGCCGGTACACCGATGCGGTCGTGAGAATCTTCCAGTCGATCCGTGCCGCTTCACGGGTGATCGCGAACCACAGGATCGTCCATGAGGCGATCGAAGTGTTGTGGGTAGGGATCATCGCATCACTTGCGAGAAACAGGCGCCTCGGTGAGTCGACAGCGATACAACGGGTCCAGCGGTCCCCAACCGGCTCGACCGCAACGATCGTGCGTTGGGTGTGCCGAGAAGCCTGACCGCCTCGAGGAGTCCAGTCGTAGCGGGGGAGGTGATAGGGGTCGAAGTCAAACCGGACGCCGATACGCCAGCGTGGCCCGCAGTCTCGCCCATACAGTTTCGCTCGCGACTCGGACACCCGAACCGACAGGCCGAGGGTGTGCAGCAACTCGACGATCCCGTCGCGCAGCAGCGGATCGGTCGTGGTCAACTCGTCCGACCCACCATCTTGGCGGTAGCCGTCGGAGTCCCAGAGGCCGCGGACAAGTTCTCGGCGCTGTTCGATCGACGACCTGAGATAGACGTCCGGGATGTGCTTGTGTCCGAGCAGCCCCGTTTCGCGTAGTGCAGCCTGTAGTCCTGTCGGGAGAAAGTCCCCGGTCCGGTTGGTTCGCTGCTTGTAGGGCCTGTGAGGGCCGATCCTGTCGGCGATCCCGTCGTAGTCGCTCTCGGACATCGTGATGCGCCCGGACGTGGTCGTGCCGTCTCCTAGCCAGAGGCCAAGTAGGTACGGGTCAATCGGCAGGTCGACAGGTTTCAGATCCAGCGGCCTGCAGGTCGGGACTCTCCACCTCAACTGTCCCCCGCGGGTGCGGAGCGTCTCGGCCAGTTCCCGCGTCTCGCGGATACGGCAGGCATCCCAATGGTCACGCCAGTCGTCTACAGGGATGCTCTGTCGGCGTCCAGCGGCGTCGTGCCTGCTCTGCTTGGGTCGGTTGTTGACGTCGACCGCAGACCAGAGGTGACCGGCGCCTGCCACCACCGATGTCCCATCCGCGAAGGTGACCCGGAAGGCTCTACGGACGCGAGGCGTCTCGGCATACACGACCCGTGTCGCGACCCCATTCTCATCGAGGAGAACGTCGCCGGCTCCGACGTCGCCCATCGTCGTCCACCCGTCCGGGGTCGGCAGCCGCGTGTCGACGTCCAGATCCTTCCCCAATCCGTGGGGTCCTCGGACAGCGAGGCGCTTGTTGGTGGCCAGTCGGCGCAGGCATTCGATCTGGTAGTCGGTGGGACGGTCACCACCCCAGTCAAGGACCACGTCCAGCAGCCCCATCGGGTCATGCCAGTACCGATCGAGGCCGGCGGTGGGGTCGGCCAGCGCAGCCTCGATCAGCAGCAGTTCCTTCGGGGACGCCGAGTCCAGCAGGTCGTGGATCTCGTCATCCGTCAAAGTGTCGAGCATCTGCCGGACATCATCGACAGCCGTGCCGCCCAGCACATCCTCGTCGAGCCGGGTCCGAACCATCGCAGGTCAGTTGACCGAGGCTGCCGGCGGACGCGCCATCGCAGGCAGCCGTGCCGTCTCGCCACCATCCCGCTTCGTCAGTAGTTCCTCAACCCGGTCGTGCAGCATCTCCCGTGCGTCCTCGAAGGTGACCTCGATACCCGGAGGAAGGCCAACCCGGTCATACACCATCTGGATCGCGCGAAGCCGATCATTGTCCGACACGTCAGACCGGGCAAGGATGCGAGCGTGCTGCGCCAACGCCGGCTCGAGCAGCGACACCAGCCGCAGCCGGGCAGCTCTGATCGCCGCCCTCGTCCCAGACCCGTGCATCACACAGGTGATGAACCCTGCCGCGATACGCCGCTTGCAACGATCCCCGGTCTGCTTTGAGTCGGCCGTGCAACGCAGGTAGCCCACATCGTCGTCGAACACCTGCCGGCCGTGGGCTCCTTGCAGCATCCCCTCGGGGCTATAGGTCGCTCGGGTTGTCTGGGGGCCGGCTCCTCGGACGCCTTCGGTCATGTGGTTGGCGCTCCATGGGGTGTCGGGTCCATCGGAGGGTAGCGGTGGGTGGTTGGGGTGGGCGGGTAGGTTTGTGGTCATGGTTGATCGTCGTCGGGTGGCTGCGTCGTATGACTTGTGGGCTGCGTCGTATGACCTTGATTATGCGGGGCGGGTGGCGACGGTTGGGGAGGACCGGCTGGTGTTGGGGTTGCTGGGCCCGCTGCTTGACGGGTTTGGGGCGGTGTTGGATGTGGGATGTGGGACTGGGTGGCTGTTGGATTCGGGGTCGTTGAACGGGCATCGGTATCACGGGTTCGACCTGTCGTCGGGGATGGTGGGTCGTGCGTTGTCCAAGCATCCGGGCAGGTCGTTGATGGTCGCGGATGCGTTGGAGCCGTGGCCCGCGGGTGAACCGGGGGTGTTGGCGGTGTGCTTGTGGTCGGTGGTCAACCATCTTGACGGCGAGGATCTGGTCGGGTTCTTCCGGCGGTTCAGGGAGTCGGGGTGCGGCAGGCTGGTGACGCTGCATCGGACGGCCCCGGGCACCGCCGTCGACCCTGATGTCAAGGGGTTCACGGTGCCGTGGACGCTCGAGGACGTGGAGGCGGCCGCGTGGGAGGGGGCAGGATCGCTTCCAGATCGCGTCTGTGCGTTCTTCGAGGGGGGTCTGGTGTCTGAGGATGGGCCGGCCGATTACCTGTGGTCGGAGTGGGTGTGAGCGGCAGCAAGTCTCGGCGGCCGATGGGTCTGGACGTGTTCACGGCCGCCTACGACCGGTTGTTCACGCTGTACGAGCGGGGCGATCGGATCGGCGTGTCGATCTCGGGGGGCAAGGACTCGACCTGCGTGATGGAGATGGCAATCCTCGCTGCCCGTGACGCCGGCCGGCTACCGGTGGACGTGGTGATGCGGGACGAGGAGGTGATGTATCCGGGGACATTCGAGTATCTGCGGCGGGTGGCCGAACGGACCGACGAGGTCAGGTTCCAGTGGATGATCGCCGGGCAGCCGATCGTGAACGCGTTCAACCGGTTCGAGCCGTACTGGTGGACGTTCGATCCACTGTGCGAGGATCGGTGGGTGCGGTCGTATCCGGGTCACGGGGACGAGCCGCAACTGCCGGGGCTCGAGGCGTTCCGGGTTCCTGCCCAGCACATCGGTTACATCTCGTCGGTGGACACGCTGCCGTTGGGTGGGCTGGTCGGCTGGGACGACTGGGACGACCTGACGCGCGACGAGATCCTCAAGCGGATCAGGACGGAGGAGGGGCGTGACACTCCGCGGGCACGGTTGATGACCTGCATGGGATTGCGGGTCGAGGAGTCTCGGGCCCGCTACATGGGGCTGCTGTCGTCCGAGGGCTACATCACCAAGGCGCCGACCGAGTGGGGCGGCTACAAGTGCCGGCCGATCTACGACTGGACCACCTCGGACGTGTGGCGGTTCATCAAGGAGCACGACCTCGACTACAACCACTCCTACGACGTGATGGCACGGATGGGGATTGCGGCGAAGGACCAGCGGGTCGGTCCACCGACGTTGAACGCTGCGTCGATCGGAAAGTTGAAGATGGCGTCGCAGGCGTGGCCGCAGTGGTGGTCGAAGGTGTGCAACAGGATCGAAGGGCTACGGACGGCAGCCAAGTTCGGGAAGCGGGCCGTGTCGCTGTTGAAGCGTGACGGGGAAACATGGCAGCAGGCGGTCGAGCGGGAGATGCTCGACCCCGACAAGGTGCCGGCGTGGCTGTACGAGCGGGTCCGGCTGATCGTGGATCGTGCCCTGTCACGTCACGCACACCACTCGTCACATCCACTACCGGACTCGGCATCGTGCGCCCAGTGCCTTGGCTACCACTCGTCGTGGGCGAACATCGCCAAGAACTACTACAACGGCGACCCGTTCGGGATGAAGGGCCAGTTGGCCGGTGCGGCAGTGGAGCCCGAGTTCTTCCGTGAAGGGGCCGGGAACTGGAACGGCCCTCCAACATGGTGAGGAAGCCCTGATGGCTGTTGAGAAGAACCTCGCGACGCTCGAGAAGTTGACCGTCGAATACGTGCCGACCGATTCGGTGCAACCCAACGAATACAACAACAACCGGCAGGACCCGCACCACTTCGACCTGCTGCTGCGGTCGATGCGGACCGACGGGTTCACCCAGCCGATCGTGGTGCTGCGCGAGTCGAACCAGATCGTCGACGGCGAGCACCGGTGGCTCGCAGCAAACGAGTTGGGGATCACCGAGGTCCCAGTCGTGTTCGTCGACATGACTCCCGAGCAGGCCCGGATCGCCACGTTGCGTCACAACCGGGCCCGTGGGGAGGAGGACTACCTGATGGCGGCTGCGGTGCTTCGTGACCTCGAGAGGTTGGGGGCAGTGGACTGGGCGGTGGACGAGTTGAAACTGGATCAGGTCGAGTTGGACGCGATGCTGCGCGAGGTCGCGTTCCTCGACGAGACCGAGTCGATCGGTTCGTCGGAGGATGGCGCCACGGTGGACTCGGCCCTGTCCGCGGCAGCGTTGCAGGCGCAGCGCGAGTTGGAGGCGAAGTTGGCGTCAGGCCAGACCGAGGCCGACTGGGCGCAGTCGCAGCAGGAGGCGGCCGGGATGTTCCGACTTGAACTGTCCTTCCATGGCGAGGAGGCCACCCTTGTCAAGCAGGCTCTTGGGCGTCGTCCCGCAGAAGCGCTCATCACGATCCTTTCCGAGTGGTCGCGTGGCTGACTGGTCGTACGGCGATGCGGGCGACCGATGGGAAGTCCGGCCCGGCGACCTGTGGTCGGTCGGTCCACACCGGCTGCTGTGCGACGACCTGCACGACACTGACGCCGGACGGTTCCCGTTCGCGGCTGACGCGGTGTACGTCGACCCGCCGTGGAACTCTGGCAACGAGGCGTCGTTCCGCACCAAGGCCAGCCTGCCCAAGGCGGCCGGAAGCCCCGCCGAGCGGTGGCGTCAGTTCTGCTACGACCTGACCTCGACGCTCGCGGTCGTGTGCCCCACCGGCCCTTGGTTCATCGAGGGGACGGTGGTGGGCCGGGCGGAGGGTGGCCCGTACGACGTGATGGTGGAGGCTTGCGAGGCACACGGCCATCCGCTTGCTCAACAGTGGCAGATCACCTACTACCGCAAGCAGCCGTGTCTGCTCGGTTCGTTCGGGCCCGCGCCCGTGTTGGACCTGACCGGGCTGGATGACGAGGACACGCCGGCTGCGGTGATCGGGGATGTCGATGCGGCGACGTGGTTCGACCCTTGTGCGGGTCGTGGATTGACTGCGGTGTCCGCACACGCGGCAGGAAGGACGTTCGTCGGGATGGAGTTGAACCCCCGCCGGATGGCGGTGACCATCGACCGGCTCGTCGAGGGCGGCGCAGGACAACCGGAGAGGCAGGATGGCTGACAAGGGCAGCAGGAAGGTCGCCAAGACGGCGAAGTCGCTCGAGCGGCTGTCGATCGAGTACGTGCCGATCGATTCGATCAACGCGAACGACTACAACCCGAACCGTCAGGACGACCGGCACTTCGAGATGCTGGTCAAGTCGATCGAGGAGGACGGGTTCACCCAGCCGATCATCGCGATCCGTTCGTCCCGGACGATCGTGGACGGTGAGCATCGTTGGCGGGCTGCGTCACACATGGGGATGGAGACGGTGCCCGTGGCGTTCGTCGACATGTCTCCGGAGCAGGCGCGGATCGCCACGCTGCGTCACAACCGGGCGCGTGGGGAGGAGGACGTCGAGTTGACGGCGGCGATCTTCCGGGACTTGGAGAAGTTGGGGGCGCTCGAGTGGGCGGCGGACAGCCTGATCCTGTCGGACCGTGACCTCGAGCGGATCTTGGACGACATCCCTGCGCCGCAGTTGCAGGCCGGCGACGAGTTCTCGGAGGCATGGGAGCCAGCCAGCGGCAGGCTCGATGAGCGGACGACGACCGAGGCATCGGAGTTCACCGGGTCGCGCGGGGAACAGACCATGACGGCTGCGACACCGGCCGCCTTGACTGCCCTGCGTGAGCGGGAGAGCCAGTTGGCTGCGGCAGCATCTCCGGCGGAGCGGGAGGCGATCCGGCGTGAGGCGACCGGGATCTACCGGCTGTCGCTGACCTTCACCGGGGCGGAGGCCAGCCTGATCCGGACGGCGCTGGGGAAGAACCCCGCAGCCCAGTTGGTCGCCATCCTGCAGTCCCGGTCAGCCAACTAGCGCCCGAGTCAGCCTCAATCGCGCCCAGATCGTGTCTGAGCCGTGTTCGGCGCGTCGGAAGGCCGGCATATGGGGCGGAGGTCGCGGCCGTTACAGGCGATTTGGTTGCGATCAGGGCAAGCGGGCTCGCTCGATGACGCCGCAGGCTCGGCAGGCGAACCATGGGACGTCCTCCCACTGGACAGCGAACCCGTCGGTGGCCTGACAGGAATGGCAGGCGATGGCCGGTGGCCCCTTGGGGTGGGTGCCGGCAGCCCACTGCTCGATCACCCACCGGTCGCGGCGGCCCCAGCCCTCGGACGTGTCGTCGAGCCAGCGGACGTCGCTGCGCTCGAGCTCCTGCCGGTTGATGATCGTGGTCTCAACCACCGGCCAGCCCATCGTCCAATACTGGTGGCCGTCGACGTCAAGGTAGTGGTGCACGTAGTTGGCACCCCACCGTCCGAGCCTGCCGTGGACGCGGATCGCCTGTGCGAACTTCTCGAAGTCACGGCGTGGCGTCTGACCCCGGACCGTGTATTCGTGAGGCGCCCATGGCATCGTCTTGGCGAACGTCCACGGTGCCCGGGCGATGTAGCGGCGCAGCCAGTCGTGGGTCTCCGCGTCGAACAACAGGTCTCTCTCCGACGGTGCCGCCCCCATCCTAGGTGCCGGGTCGGGGCGGTCGTCAGAAAACAGGGACGGCTGTTCGATCACGCCCCCATTCTCATCTCTGCAGCCACCTCCGAGGCGAGGCGGCCTCGGCCCACTCGACCGACCTGCGCAGGATGGGCTGGCAGCATCAGCGTGTCATCAGCCCAGCGTCGCAACCGATCGGTCAGCGTCGGGTCGGATGTGGGCTCAGTCATTAGAGGTGTCCTTGTCGTCGGTGGGCTCTGGGTGGATGGGAGGGAGCGCCAGTGTCTCGCCCGCGAACTCGTGAGTGCAGTCTCCGAGGTACTCCCACTTCCCATCACGGACATACGAGTGGCAGCGGGGCGTTTCGATCCTCCGCTCGGCATCATCGAGTGTCCAGTGCGAGTGGACGAGGATCGAGGGCGTCAGCGTCGGAGCGGTCAGCGATCCGTTCCACGTCCAATCATTCGGCCCGCTGGTGGTGTCCACCGGAACCTGATGGTCCTCGCCACAACCGGGGCAGTGCATCCGCAACAGCCCCATCTCCAACACCGCCACGTCAGTCATCGTCGTTCTGCCCTTTGAACCCCCACGCCCCTGCCGGTCGAAACATCTCAGGAATCGGCGGATACACCACGAGCAGCCAGCGGCCATCATCAAGCATGATCCGACCCACATCCTGACCGTGCCCACAGCATGATGCAGCCGTCAGCGGATACAGCCTCTCGACCAGATCAGCGATGCAGGAATCGACCCGGATCGTCTTGTCGCGCGACCGGCCGGTGTGCGACAGGTCTGCCCGGACGTTGACGACCACTTGCGGTGCGTCCGGATGTTCGCCATGGATGCATTCGGAAGGATGCTCTCCTGAGGGCAGGTTCTGTGCGTGGTCAAGACGGGATCGGGCCTGCCGCAGAGCAGCGATGAGAGCAGGGACGTCCTCCAATGGCAGTTGGTTGCCTCGGTAATCGCCTCGTGCCCACGCCTCCACCCTCGCCTCAATGGCGTCGAGTGCGGCGTCGGACAACGTCGGGTCAGGTGTGGGCTCAGTCATTCGCGTGCTCCTCGGTCTTGCGAGTGACGGATCGTCAGCGCCTCGTCGTACGTCACTTGACCGTGTGTAGGGCTCAAGCAGCGGTCAGCCATGCCACATTCGCACACCCGGTCGGGAGCGTGGACCGGGCAGCCGGGATGCGGGTAGGCGACTGCGTCCGGATATCCCAGAACCCCCACGTCATATGCGGTCACACACAAGCCGTCGCACTCACTCATCTTCGTCCTCCTGCTTGCGGGCTGCCTCGACCAGCGCAGCAGCAACCAGCGGCGCGTAGACCCAGCCCGTGTCGTGGCACTCCGAGCAGACCCCGAAACCGTGGCAGGCCATCGGGCACGGAACCATCCCCTCCTCGGCGCGCTCCATCTCGTAGCGGCGCATGTCTTCAAGGATGTCAACGATGCCCTTCACCTGTTCTCCTTTCTGTGCCTCGACCAGTGCATCGGCCAACCCCTCGACTTCAATGCGCAGCGTGCGGTCACTGATCGCGCCCTTGCCGATCTTGTGATGCTCGAACATGATCTCTGCCATTTCGTCGCGGGACAGAGCCACAGGCAAGTCGTCCAGCAAGGCGAGAATGGCATCCACCTTCTGTGAGTCGTTGGCCGTGTGGTGCGGCCAAGCGTCACCCGTCACGATTCGATAGAACTGATTGCGTCCCGGCTTGACGTGGCGGCACGGCTCCGCCGGACGCTGCCAGCCATGCTTGCGGAGCAGGGCCAGAATCTCCACGACCTGTCGCCCTTGAGGAGAACCGGAATCATCCTCACGCGCCCACTCTCGATGGCCCTTCTTGAGCGCCTCAGCGACTTGCTCTCTGTCCGGCATGGCCGGTGCTGTCCGGGCAGCCAGCCCGGTGATGAATCGACCGAACACATACTCGACAGGACCGTGCATTCCACCCGTCACGAGCAGCAGCCGCCAGTGAGCCGGGTTGTTCAGCATGGCGTTCTTGGCCGGGTCGTTGTCACGGACAACCACCGTCTCAACGATTCCGGTCAGGTCGTTGCAGTCAGGCATCGTTCAAGTCCTCGACATGTGCCCAGTTCTTGCGTAGGGCGATGTTGGAGACGTGGCTCGAACTGATCCCGAACTCGTCAGCGACTACGACGTTCGAGGCACTGGCAGCCCGCTCCCGGATGGCCCGCACCTGCTCGCTCGACAACTTCGCAACCGTGTTGCCGTGAGAGATCATGTCGTCCATGTTGTCCTGCTGGGTCCCCAAGTACAGGTGCTTGGGGTTGCAACACGGAGGATTCCCGCATCTGTGACAGACCATGCAGTCATCGACCGGGGCGCCGTATGTGGCAAGCATGACCCTTGAGGCGTGCATCGCAGCGCCACGAAAGAACAGCATCCCGTGCCCAAAGCACGCGCGGTTGCCAGTGAACTCCCAGCACGCATCAGGATCGTCCACATTCAAGCACTTCGACAAGATCCGCTCTCGCGCTCCCAGCATGATTTCGGCGTAGGTCATGTCTGCGTAGGTTCGCTTACCCATGCGAGAACCTTTCCCAGAGGCTGTCAACGATGCGCTCGGCAAGCACGACCAGCTCCGTCGGGGAGTCAGCGTCCTCCAAGACGTCGAGCACTGCCGCCATCGCCTCGTCCCTGTCGTAGGCCGGTGAAGCAGGCTCCGACGTGGCAAGCAGCCCGGCCCTCAGTCGTGCGTGACGCGCCATGACCAGCGACGAGGGGCGCGGGAACTCGACGGGTTCAGACAGAGCCGCAACGCGCGCGGCCTCGTCGTAGACCTCGATGAACGCCTCGACCAACTCGTCCCGGTTGTAGGCCGGTGAAGCAGGCTCCGGGATCAGTGGTGGCGGCATGGTCTCCGGGTCCACGTTCACATCTGGGAACACATCGGTGCTGCGACCGCGCGGCACCTGGTCGCGCAGCGGGTTGGCTCCCGCCGTGCTCTCGTACAGCCCGGCTTCCTCAGACACGGCCACCAGTTCGGCCAGCGGGTCAGGGCGGCGCCACTTCCAGAGCAGGGCTGGTTCCATCTCCAGCGTCTCGGTCGGCGTGGACACCATCAGGCGCTCGATCATCCTGGGCCTGCCGCCCATCTCGAAGAAGCACCCGAGGCACACGACGTCGCGGCGGTACTTCTCTGGGACGAGCAACCAGTCCAAGTCGCTGACCGTGTAGTCGATCACTGGCTTGACGGCACAGACGGCACAGACGCCGGCGAACCCGTCAGAGACGCCTCCCGGCCAGCCATCGTGTTCGACAATCCTCACGATCGCCGCCAGTCATGTTCGACCAGCAGGGCCATGACGTACGCCGCCAGCGTGTCGATGGCCTCCTCACTGACCGGCTCATTGCCCTCGACCCACGCATCCTCCAGCCCGTTCCTCAGCCGCCCAATCAGCGTCTCCCTGTCCGGCATGGTCGGTGCCGGCCGGGACGCCAGTTCGGTCACGATCCACTCCTCCAACGCCGCGGTGAAACACTGCGGGCACACGATCTCAGTCGGGTCACAGACCGCGTTGAACGTAGTTGCCGCCGTCATCCGTCGGCCGCGGACCAAACAGGCTCAGAACGATCCCAGCCATCCACTCGAGATAGTCCGACGCAGACCCCCACTGATCGTCACGATGGGCGCCTACCGGGTACAGATCGTCGTACACCTCCCGGAGCGCATCAAGCGCCCGTCGTTCCGCAGGTGCGGCTACCGGAATCTCGATCAGGCCGGCATCGGGGTCCAGCCCCAGCCGTTCGACGAGTTCGTTCCATTCGTCGGTGCGGATCGTCAGCTGGCCGGAATGGCCTCGCGCTCCGACGTTCCTGCCGATGAACACCGACGCGAAGGTGTGCCCCGGGTTCTGCCGGTCGACCCGGAAAGCGACGGTGACGGGTCCGTCATTCATGCCCGCGCCCTCCTGCGGCGAACCTGCTCCCTCCACGCCTCATTCCATTCAGTCGAGTCCTCCCACGCCTCGTCGTCGTAAACGTTGAACCCGAGCCGGTCCTCGTCGTGGTCGGTCAGACGCATCGTGTCGACCGTCGCTTCGTAGTCACCATCGCTGTGTGTTGTCACATCCAACTGCGACAACACACAGCCACATGAGCGCGGGTGGCCCGGCTCATAGACACCACTGGTCATCTCGAGCCGACGAACGCGGACCTTGCGCCACCAGCCGGGCCGTACCCGGTCGAGAAACCGTGCTCCGTCCGAAACCTTGCGTGCCAACGTCTTGGTCATGCCAGTCCCTCCACCTTGTCTCGAAGCCAACGTCCGTCGATCTTCCGGTCGTCGTCGACGTTGAACGCCCCATGCATCGGACGGTCGGCGTCGATCGCGGCCGGCTCCCAACCGTGGCTCCGGGCATGCTCGAACTGCTCCCGGCTGATCTCGATCATCTCGCTCCGGTGGGTAGAGCCCAACTCGCCGTCCGGGCACGCCAGCGAGAACGCCTTCCCGAACAGGTAGCCGCGCCCGTACGAATCGGTCATCGACCGGTGAGACCAGTCGGCTTCTTCTTCCTCCTCGGGGTCGAGCGGATGGCCGTACGACTCCCGGTTGCGCCGGTCGACCTCGTCGAGCGTCCACGACTCCCCGAAGATGATCAGGCCGATGCCGGGTTGGGGGTTGATCCACCAGCACGGCGGTTCCATCGACTTCTGGTCGTCGGTGGTCCGGTCGTTGGCTGCCTGCTCGAGCGACGCGAGGTGCTCCTGCATCTCCTCGAACGTGTCGAACGTCAGGAACTCGGTCATCGCGCTTCCTTTCGTTGTGGTTGCGATGCTTGGACGCGGAGCGAGGCGCGCAGTGCCAACGACCGGGAGACACCCCAGTGGTGGTGGTCATCGCAGGCGTCGAACGAGTTCCCGGGGGGAGTCGCTGCACCGGTCCAGTCTCCGTCCCGGTCGCGCCACACGGTGCCGATCTTGTAGCCGTCGAGGTACGCGACGTAGGCGCCGTGGGTCGCGCGGCTTCTGCGCCACTTGACCTTCCGGTTGAACACGCCGAGCGGCATCTGTGCGGCGATCCGCTGGACAGTCTCAAGCGTCAGGCCTGTCATGTCAGCACCCGCCGGCGTCACCATCCCGGGTCCCCCTCGCCGTCATACCAACGGTCGACCTCAGGCTTCTCCCCTGCCGCCTGATACTCACGTTCGATGCAGCGACCGCACCACGACTGGGTCACGACACGCGGACGCAAGGGGCGTCCGACCTGCCTGTCAACGAACTGTGCGGCCGGCCCTCGGTCATACTCGACGTCGGTGAGATCCTGCGGAACGTGGTGCTCACCGCAACTTTCGCAGAACACGACCGGAAACCCGAACGACTCGAGGTCATCGAGGTCAAGTCGGCCATCGCGGTAGGCGGCGAGCATGGCCTCATCGTCGGGGGCGCGCTTGGTCACAACCATGCCAGCACCTCGTCGATCCGGCGCAGGTACTCGATCGCGTCCTCGGTCTGTCCGCCGTTCATGGCGTCCTCGGCCATCTGCGCCCACTCGGCTGCTTCCGGGTCGACCCAGCCGCGCTTGATGTCGTCGGGGAGGGTGGCGGCGAGGTGGACGATCTGTGCCCTGATCTTCTGCATGTTCACGGTGTTCCTTTCGGGTTGCTGTCTAGTCCCATTCTAGCCGACCCACCATCGGAAGTCAAGTAGTTGTGCGGGTGAGCGGGGAGGGGTGCGGCCCCGCGTTGACGGCCCGGGAAAGGAAGTACCGGGCTCGGCGCGGGGCCGCGCGGACAGGACTTGGAAGTTGACAGCAACCGTTGCCCGTCCGGGTCTGGTCATCGTACGCCCAAGTCGGCGGAGCAGCCGGAAGGGTTAGAGGGAGGGCTGGGGCGGAAAGTCGCCGTGTGGGCGACCTGAGCGCCGTGTCAGCCGTCCTGATCCTCGTTGGGGGGGCGTCCTTGTTTGATCGACCCTCGTCGTTTCGGGACGTCATCGAGACTGTCGAACCCGATCTTGCAGGCGAGATGCTCGGCCGCCAGACGGATACCCAACCCTGTTGCCGACGTCACCGTGACCCGCGCATGACCTCGGCGCTGTGCGGCGTAGACGACGTCCTTGAGGCGCTCGTGATCAGCCTTGTCAACATCCGCGGTGATTCGCCGCCTGTCCCCTGCCACTGCCGTCTCCTCGATCTCGCCTGAAACTAGCGTACTTCCTCCGAGACGTTCTCGATGGAAGCCAGCGGATGCCACTCGGGCAGGTGGCCCGGCCCGTAGCGGTGCTGCTCGCCCCACGGCAGTGTCTCGCGCGGGTGCAACGTCACCACATGGCCCGACTCGAGCCCTGAGACGATCTCGTCGAACCGTTCGCCGCCCAACACCTCCCGCAGGTGGTGTGAGCACATCATCGCCCGCCCGACGACCCACCATGCATCCACGCGGCACGTCTCGGTGCGTTCAGTCCCGACCTGACCGGTCGCGTCCGGGGTGCCGGGCCGGACCGGGACCATGCACGGCAGCGACAGCCCGACACGAAGGATCTCCTGACCAGTCATCGCAGACCGAGCATTCGGCTGCATGTGGGCCATGCTTCCCAACCCTGAGCCGACAGGACGCGCTCAGCGACGATCACTTGCTCTCGCGGAGTCGCTTCGCCGGCATGGTCCGGCATGCTCTCATCACGATAGGCGTCCCACGTCTGCGGATGGAAGTTGAACGCGCCCTCGTAGATGTCGCCGTGCGAGAACGTGACCCCGTAGTCCCAGCGGTGGGTGCCCGGCCGTGGAACTCCGTCCACCCAATCCCCCGACTCGCAGGCCCCCACTGCCAGCCACACCTCGGGGGCCGCCCACCGGACAGACACGACCGGACGGGATGCGAAGGCTGCGGCCATCACAGCCCGTACGTCCGGCTGGACGACCAGCGTCGGGGGCGGCTTGGGCTCCGGCGTTCCCGACAGAGCCACGACCGCGCAGGCTGCAAGGGCTGCCGTCCTCAACTCCAACCGCCTTCTTCGAGAACGGCCCACAGCCGGTCCTTGAACTCGGTGACGACCCGCTGGCGTGCAATCACGTCCTCGAAGTTGGCCAGCATCGGCTCGACCTTGACCACGCCCTTGATCATCGCGATCGCGGCAATGACACGGTCCGCTCCGGTCACCTCGTCGCCGAGGCGCAGGTCATCGGACAGGTGAACCAGCAGTGCCTTCGCCCGGTCAGTCATCGCCGCTCCCCCGCAAGCAGCAGGCCCTCAACCTCAGTGCGGGCCAGCCACCGCAGTCCGCGCTCCACCGACCGGTACAGCGTGTCGTCCGGGTGGTCCTTGACCGCCTGCCGGTAGCGGCCCAGCTGTTCGATCGCCTCGTCTTGGTCGATCGTGATCGTTGACAGATTCATTCTCGGTCCTCTCCTCGCGATCGTTGTGACCACGCAGATGGGTGGGCATCCAGCCGTCAGGCCGCAACGGCACCCCCACCGTCCCAACCGTCGGCACAGGCCCCGACCGACGAGCGCCTCACGGCCCTCGTCGGTCAAAGACCACGTCCGGTAGCGGCGGCTCACTATGCGTTCTCAGTCCACGACCCGACGCATCTCGTCGGCCTGCTCCCGCTTGCCCACCAGCCGGTACACGCCCGGGCCGATCCCGTTGGCGCCATGCTCGTCCGTGTGGACCAGCAGGGCCGCGGCACCCTCCGGAACCGTGACGGTCCCGTAGCAGAGCGGATCGTCCGAGCCGGGCTGCCAGCCGACCGGACCTTCAAGCGCGTCGAGCATGTGCGTGTTGCCCGTCGCCTCACCCCGCACAACCCGCACACCCTGCTTGGGGACCGTCGGGCATCCGTCCGGCAGCACCGGCGGGGCCGGACCGGCCGGGACGATCAGCACGTCGCCCTGCCGCTGCACCCCCGTCAGCATCGGCACCTCGACCCCCGACAGGTCGACATCCGGCAGACCGATGCCGTGCCGGCCCAGAGCCTCATCAAACGTGATCGTTGCAGAATCCATGTGCGTCCTCCTCAGGTTGCGCGTTGCATGGTCTTGTAAAGATCCGGGGTCATGTCGTCGCCCCATTGCCAAGCCGCGGCCGACAGAGCGTCCGGCATGTCGGCAGGAACCGTCTCGGCGAACCGGCGTCGGCTGCCGTCACGGTCCAGCGACGCGTTGTGCATCAGCAGCAGCCGCACCCGCACATCGAACGGCTGCTGGTCGTCTGGCAGCTCGAACAGTTCGAGCATGTGTCCGGGGTTGCCCGGATCGGCGGCGACGTCGATCGGGGTGAGCCCGAGATGGCTGATCCAGCGGTCCCAGCCGTACGACTCGATCGCCGCTCGGCGGATCTCGGTGTTCGGTTCGGCCTGGATCGCTTCGACGGTCGGCGTCTCGACGACCCACCGGGGGACACGCAGCCCGTGCCAGCACCAGAACTCCCAGCCGTCCGCCCAGCCGGCCGCAGGCCCCTGTTCGTTGTGGAGGCGGCCGCTGTTGTCTCGGGTGAGCCGGTCGTGGCGTTCGCACGCGATCACCAGACCCTGCCACGCCCACCACCAGCCACCCGTGGTGGCCGTGTCGGCCAGCGCGTCAGCCCGCGCCGCCAGCCCTGCCGCCAGCGAGACGCCGACGTGCCGCAGGAACGTCTGCCAAGCCGACCAGTAGACGGACCACTCGCCGTACACCAGCCCTCGATGCCACTGAGCCCCGACCTGATCCCTGACCTGATCCCTGACCTGATCCCCGACCTGATCCCAGACCTGATCCCTGACCTGACCCCTGACCTGATCCCAGACCTGATCCCCGACCTGAGCCCAGACCTGAGCCCAG